TCTCGGCATTCCTGCTGAACCGCTCTTCCGATCTCTTACCATGCGTCCGGGCTTTCTCCTTTTGCGGGAATCGTATAGACCTCTATGGCATTCAGAACGTCGCCGGGCTGGCATTGAAGCTGGTGACACAGGATCTGGATCGTCTCAAAGGGAACGTCCTGATGCAGCCGCATCGCCTTGACGGTCTTCGTCGCCAGACCGAATTTCTTGCCAACCTGCGCGTCGGTCAGGCCGCGCACATCTTCGCGCTTTAGAAACGGGTCAAAGGAAATGATCGTCCTTCTGATACCGCGCTCCATAATTTCCTCGTAGTTCATTGATACCTCCTAATCCTCTGCTTCGTCCGTCAAATCAGCATTTGAAATGATAATCCGTTCCCCATTTGGCAGTATGAACGCCAGCTTGCAGCCGCAATACTCAGCTATCTTTACAAGATCTTCGGCAGACCATCGTTCATTCGAAAACTTGTTGCTTAGGCTCTGCTTACTGCTCATACCCAAGACTTCCATCAAATCCGACTGCTTCTTTTCGCGCTCCAGCAGCAGAGCTTTGACCTTTTTTGAAACCGACACCTTGCGTCACCTCCCTCTAATACGAATATACATCATTTTCGTTTATACGTCAATAAAAAAGTTTTACGATTTCACGAAAATGTTTAACTTTTCTATTGACAAGTACACGAAAATGGTGTAATATATGAGTGTAAGGCAAAGCCGAACAGCTTTTTGAAAGGAGTGAGGTGAATGGACGAGATGAACGTCACCGAGGCGCTGCTGAAAGCGATCCTCGAACTCATCGAGAAGTGCGAAACGCTCGAAGAACTCCGCGAAAGCGTCAAGCGCATCATGGATGAGTAAATAAAAAGTGAGCGACCGCCCCTAGCAAAGACGCCGCTCACTCCACCCCAAAAGGTGAGCCGGGAGCCTTACCCCGGCCACCTTGATTATAACCGAGTAAGGCAAAAATATCAAGGAGGAACACAAAAATGATGATTTCTGAGTTTATCGAGCGCACCGGCTTCGAGCCGACCGCCAGCGAGTATGCGAAGATCGAAGACGCCTACTACGACTTCAACGGCAACAAAGATGAGTTTTGCAAGGCGTTCGTGAAGAACGGCGGCGAAAAGAAAATCTCCAAGGCGAGAGCCGAAGAAATCGTGAAGCTCAAGAGCCAGTTGGTCGAGATGGAAAAGCAGCACAAATCCGAGATGGAAGCCCGCGAGAAGCAGATCGCAGAGCTGAACGCCGATCTGGATCGTGAGCTTGAGTGGAAGCCCAGCACCGGCACCGGAACGAACATGAGCCAGAGCGACTACGACCACCTTGCCAACTGTGGCAAGCTGATGACCGACGAAGAAGCCAAGGCATTCATCGCTGACGAGTGCGGCTTTGCTCCTGAAAAGATTCACATTCTGCACGAGGTTCACACCTACGAGGTCAACAAGCACCGCCGCCTCCGCAAGTCCGGAACCTTCGACCGCACGCCTGTGTACGAATCCACTGACTGGAACTATGTTCGCTTCGACTGTGCCTGCTTCATGTACGAGCTGGTCAACGGCGAGCTCCGCTTCTACTGCTGCTAAATCACAGCCCGCCCCGGAGGTTACGAGGGCGCAGGAAAGAACCATGGATATCAAAACTGCGTTACAAACTGCACTTATCAGTACCGGACGCATCGCCCCAAAAGACAGAATTGAAATCATCGAGAAATGCAGCGATGAGAGCGATTATGTGAGAGTAGGTCTTTACGCCTTCCACGGCCGCAAGCAAAAGCCCTTTGTCTACTGGAATATCTGCGTCGATATAGCGCGTGAGCTCATTCACTGGGATACCTCGACGTTTTACTATCTTTGAACAGTGCCCGCCCCGGAGGTCACGAGGGCTGAAAGGATTATCATGGAAAAGCTGATTTATTCCACTTTCCGCGAAGGCTACGGTATCGACCAGATCAATCGAACGATGACCGCTGGCGAGCTGATAAACTTCCTCGCACAGTACGATGAAGATACGCCAATCTATCTGAGCTTCGACAACGGCTACACCTACGGCGGCATCACCGAAGGCCGCTTTGAAGAAAACTACGGGGAGGATAACGACGATGAATAAAATCCGCCGCAAGAATTTGCAGGCCATCATCGACCAGTTGGAGGAGCTGAAATGCAGCCTCGAAGACCTTCAGGCTGAAGAAGAATACCGGGACAATATCCCGGAGAATATGCAGGAAAGCGAACGCTACGAAAAAGCCGACGAAGCCTGTGACAATCTTTCCAGTGCTGTGGACAGTTTGGAAGAAGCTATCAGCAGCATCGAAGCTGCTATCGAGTGAAAGGAGAAAGCCTTATGACGATCAAAACGTTGGAATACATTCACGCACTCTTGATTGAGGATGAGCGTAAGCGCAAAGAAGTCTACGAGAACTCCAGACGGCTTCAACGCGAATACGAAGAAAACGGTGCAGATGAGGAACTGATAAATCGGCAGGACGAAGATGCGGGCAAATTTATGCGCGAACACTTTGCCGCGCTGAATGCGCTGGAAGACTTTGAGGGGCAAGAGTGGTAAGGAGGCTCAGAGCATGGGACTGATGATCGATAAGCCGGCAAAGACATTGATCGAACGCTTTGCCAAAAAGCAGCCGGGTGGACACTTCGCGTGTCCCCGCTGCGGGAAGATGACGATGGACGCAGAGAGCGTCACACACAACGCCCTCAGCCGCCGCATTGGCTGCTACATCTGCGACACCTGCGGAACGGTTGAAGCTCTCGAAGATTTTGCGCATAAGCAGAATTCACTCAACGTGTGGGCAATCACAAAAGAACCGGAGTTGTGGCGTATGCTGAGCTGGAATAGCGACGGCATCGAGATCGCCGGTCACGAGGGAACGTGGTATGTCATTGACGAGGGCGATTTTCAGATTACCCCGGACGTGGACGGCAAACCGGAAACGCTCACCGCGCACCTGTTCCTGCTTGAAAGTGAGCTTTACGGCGAGGATGCTGCAGGTCTCATCGTGAACGATGAAAAGCAGATCGTCATGGAGGACGTCTGGAACGGCTTCGACGATCTGGAAGACGCCGGGTGGGAGAAAGCGCGGAAGATCGAATGCCCTGTCTGCAAGGGTGAGTTTCTGCGAGAGGACATGACTTTTACACGAGACTGCCACGGCATTACTTACCGGTTGGTCTGCTTCGATTGCTACGACAAGGTTATGGGAAAAGGCTACGACGGAGAATACTACACCGAAGCGGACGAATGTATTGAGGAGGATTATTGAGCATGAAGAAAATTACCGTCCTCGACTTCTGTAATCAGATTGGAGCAGCCAGTGATGAGATTCCGGTTGTGGTGAAAGCCGGACCATTGACGATCGGGCATTTTGCCAGCCTGTATATGCTGCCAGCCGCGTCCATGCCGGGAACGCTCGAAGCGAAGATAAATTTCGTGACATTGAAACGTGACGAGATTGTGATTCAGATAACACCGAAAGCGTATAGCACGAAGTAAGCGCCTCTGTCGCGTCGCTGCTGGACTTGCAAGTTTAGGCAGCGCAAAGCGACGAGAGAATCAATGGGCAGATATAAAAACGGCGTAGCGAGCCACCAGAGCCGCGCAAAAAAGAAAACCCCTCACATGACACTTCTGCCATGCGAGGGGTTTGTTCGTGTGTTCAGATAAAGGCGCTGTCCACGTTGTCCGATGCGTCCTGCTCCTGAAAGCCGTTTGCCTTGGCGGCTTCAAACGTGATGCCGCCACGCTTGTGGTCGGACTTGACCAGCTCAAAATAGCACTTGCCGCCCGTGATGATGATAACCTGCGCCAGACTGAGCGCGGCTGTCAACCAAGCGGCAGAAGCCATATAGTTGGACTTGATGCACAGGCGCATCAGGTAAATACATTCCTGCGTGATAAGCAAGCCAGACCCGACCAGCAGGAAGCAGACGAGTTTGCTCGTGTCCAGCTTCTTTCTCCTGCGCTTTTTCTGAGCCATCAGATCATGCCGAGCTTCTGCGCGAAGCGGTAAAGAACCGTGACGAGCTGCTCGCGCGTCATCATGTCCTGCCACATGAAGTTCGCGGAGCCGTCGGGCAGCGGTGCGCCGCCCTGCACGATGCCGTTGTTGACTGCCCACTGGCGAGCAGCTTCGCTCCAATCGCTGCAGTCATTGTCCTGAAGATCTTTCCGCATTTCGCGGAAAAGCTCTGTGAAGGTTGCCTTGTCCATATCGTCGTCCTCCTTTTCTCCGTTTTCCAGCGCCATAACTGTGTGCCCAGAGGAAACGAGAATATCGCCCCGGCGCAGGTAGGCGTCAGATGTCAGGTACTTCCGGTCAGTCAGCAGTTCAAATTCTCCCGTCGCAGGGAAGCAGCGCATCATGCAGTAGGTCGTGCAGGAATTGCCCTGCTTGCGGTAGGTTTCTTTCAGGGCGTCGACGCCAGCGGAAATTGCGCAGAGCATCATAAACGCGCTGCAGTCCGTTTCTACGGGCTTTGCGATCTTGCTCAGAATGAAGTCTACCGCTTCCGCAGCGACGTAGGCTGTGTTGCGACCGTCCTGATCGTACCCGATGTTCTTGTTGCCGACACCAGCTTCGCACGCCTGCGCGGCCAGCTCAGCTTTCCTGCGGTCCTTGAACCGGAGAACGCCGAGCCAGCTTCCAGAGTACCAATGCGCGAAGTTTAATTCGCGGCCGGTCTGATTACCGGGCTTCTGCCCATGTGCGCCGGTTTCGCCGAGCGACGCCTGCCCGATGCGTACGCTCATGTTTCGTCGCCCCCGGAGGTCGAAAGCTCACCGACAGCCAAAACGCCGCTTTTCAATTCATAAACGGCGGACTCGATCATAGCGTCCAGTTTGGCTTCGTCAACCGTAATGCCGCGCTGCTTGAGCCATTCCAAGACATACGTTTTCTTCTCAGGACCGCGACCGGAGCCGTTGTAAATCTGCTCTGCGGCAGATACGGCAATCTTCACCCATGCGTTGATTTCTGCCTGCTGCTGGGCTGTGGTCTTGCTCTTGATGTACGGAATGACAATGACGGTAATGACTGCTGCGATCAGCGCAAATACCGCCTGAATGATGGTGGTAATGTTGTATTCCATGAATCGTGTTCCTCCTTAGTCATACAGGGCGTGAATGCCCTGCTTTGTCAAAAAATCCTTCTGCTTATGCTTGATGTTGGCTGCGTAGTTCAGAGCATCGTGCATATCGCCGTTGCAGTTCGCGTCTGGAATGCGCTGTACCGCCTTGGCGGTTGCTTCGCCGAGCGCGATTGCTGCGCCTGTACTCTGCACCATGAGCAGAAAGAAGTCTTTCTGCGCTTCATCCTGCTCTTCGGCGCGCTTATCACGCGCCGCAATTTTCCGTTCCAGTTTCCAGACGATAAGGCCCATGATGGCGGACGGAATCCCCATAGCCGCGACAAACGCGATCAGAAACTCACCAGCGTTGATTGTCATAATCACTTTCACCTCTACTTGCAAAATGCAGGAGAGGCAGACCGTGCCGCCCCTCCTGCTGCGTGTCAGATCTCTACTTCGAGATCCTTCAGGATTTCCTCGACCTGCGGCTTGATGAGAGCCGGCACCTGGTCGAGCGTCTTTTTGCCCTTGACGATCAACGTCGCATACACGATTGCCATATCAGCGACCTCCTTTCCACACAGAATAGTCAAAAGAAAAAGTCGAAGGCGCTTCATACGCCCTCGACCTCATCTTCTTCAAGGATACGCCGGACTTCCTCGCGCAGTCGTTCCGGCACATCATCAAGTGTTTTCAGCCCCTTTCGAATCAGCTCGGCATACACTTTCGCCATATCCATCAACCTCCGATCACAAGCTCATAGACGTCACAGAGCGCAAGCTGCGCCTGCGTGATCTGTGCGGACAGTCCTTCATTGACGCTTTGCAGGTCGCTTACCTGCTGTTTCAGCTTCGGAATGGTCTCCTTTTCGGCTTCGGCCAGCTTCGCCTGCGCGAAATAGCCGTCGAAGCTGCCGAGAATATCATCATAGATCCCGTCATAGAATGGCAGTTCCAGATAATACTCATCGTACTCGAAGCCGGAGATCGTCAGCTCGCCCTGCGTTTCCGAGAACGGAGCTACGTTTTCATAGAACCGCACAAGGCAGTAGCCGGGCTTGTCAGGCTGCTCCTCCAGCGAGAACGCATTTGCCGGCGCATTGTCGCCTCTTACTTTCATTTCGCACAACCTCCTTCAAGATTCGTACCCCGATGGGGTCAACATACTTTTTCCGCGCCGCAGCGGAATTGCAATGCTTGAGCTGGCCGATCCGGCTCAAAAGCCCCGATGCCGTCCGATACGCGATCCGCTGGTGACGCTCGATCTTCTTGCGCACCTTGCGGCATTGGCGCGTAAAGCGCAGGAAGTTTTTTCGGCGCATGGTAGTATAATCGCGGTAAAAGCGATACCCGACGTAATCCAGCGGCCGTGCTTTTAAGGGGAACACCTGCCAGTTACCTTTCATCTGCAGCCGCAGCCGCTTTTGCAGATACTCGGCAATCGCTTTCCGCGCACGGTGCAGCTTCTTTTTGTTCGGGCCAAAGAGGACAATATCATCCATGTATCGCACGCTGTACTTCACACCGTCGAGCGTCGTAATGTAACGGTCGAGCGGCTCAAGATAGAAATTTGCGAGCCACTGGCAGATGAAAAAGCCAATGGCCAGCCCCTGTTCGCAGGTTTGCAGGATCTCCCACGTCAGCTTTAGATACTTCTTGTCCTTGATCTTGTGCGCCAGCATCCAGATCAGCTTGCGGCGGTCGACAGAATGGTAGAAGTGGTGAACGTCCATTTTGCAGACGTACCGGCTTCCTTTTTTGTCGTGGTGAATGACACGCTTGCAGCGCCGAAGCGCGTGCTTTCCGCCGCGCCCCGGTACTGATGCGCAGCACCAGTAATTCATCCCGCGCAGGAAGACCGGCGCCGCCGCCAAGACCATCAACGTGTGGACGATGCCGTCGGGGAAGAACGGAACGTATTCGATCTCTCTCCACTTTCGGCTGCTGTTGTCGAAGATCTTGCGCTTCTTCGGCTGGGCTGGGGCGAAAGTCTGCGTCTGCAGAAGATCATAGACGCGGTCCGTGTAGCCGTCCACGTCGGTCAGCACCCGTCTTACGTCGCGCCGATCGTGTTTGTCTTTCGCGCCAAACACAATGGCTTCGCGGATGTGTTCTTTGTCACACATCCATTCATACAGGAATCCTTTTCTTTTTGGCATATGCCTCGCTCCTTGTTTGCCATCGGGGTCTTTCCAGATACCTTTCGGCCGTACTAGAGCCCGTCCTGTAGCGGCAATATTTCCACCAAGCGGTGAGGGAGAATCTGCGCAAAGAAATGGAGCATACAAACAAGTAGGCGCGCGCCGATGTTCGAGTTCGCGTTGGACGAATTGTAGTTGCCATTGAAAAAGAACAGGCCGCAGTTCGCAGCATCATTCCTGTAGTAGCCGCCGACGCAGAGAACACACCAGCCAGAATTCGAGTTCACGTGAAGCCCAAAGCACCGCACAAGCTGCGCAGACAATCCCGTCGAGAATTATACTGTCTATGCGCTGAGAAGGTCTGAAAACGGGAGAAAATAACGAAATGCGTTATTTTGAAAAAATATACGCGCCGCGCTTCGCGCGGATATATAGGGAATGGCGCTGCCGCGCCAGAGCGTAAAACGTGCCGCTCTGAAAACGGAAGCCCACGGGGGCTGCGGCCCCCGGTCCCCCATTAGGGGACGTAAAGGAGGCGCGCGCCGATGCTCGAGAGCGCGTAGGACAAATTGAAGTAGCCAAAGAAAAAGAACAGGCCGCAGTACGCAGCAACATACCTGTAGAAGCCGCCGACGCAGAGAACACACCAGCCAGAATTCGAGATCACGTAGTCTGGCACGTAGGTCGTGCCGCTGCCACCGGTTCCCGTCGGAATAAATGCCCATGGGAGGGCCGTGCAGTTTCCGAGCGTTTTGATATTGCCGCTGCTCGGCAGGCTGAGCCCAGCCGCCGTGTAGTTGGTGGACGTATCGTCTGCGTACTTCGACGGATCGGTGCAGATATAAGCCGCGCGGTTGTTGAAGTTGATGCCGTCAATCCAGTCATAGACATTGCCCCACGGGTTTTCAATGCCGCGATACTGTACGCCGCCATAGCCTGTCCTGGCGGAAGCGACCGTGCCGGTGTGGTAGGTCATGCTGTCCGTCGTACCCGTCTTCTGCAGCGAGGAATTGCCGACAATACCGTTGCCGATCTTGCTCTGGCTGTCCCAGTTTGCATACTCGACGAGATAGAGCAGCCAGACCGCGCACCACGACGCATAATCGTACTGCTGCCACTTGCTGCCCTTTTTCCGGGAGTTTGTGCGGGCTGTGGCGCGTGTGATGTTTGTCAGTGGATTTGCGCCAGATTTGGAAGCATAGCCGGAGATCGTATTGTATCGTCCAACATAGCGACCGGAACCGGGGTGCTTGGCAAAGCCGGTGAACGGCGCGTTTGCAACGTAGTAATAGATCTTGCTCTGGCTGCTGTTATAGACGATCTTGTAGTAAAACTCAGGGATAAAGACCATCGTATCGTAGGACGTGCGGGAGAATCCGGACTGGCCTTTCTTGTACGACACCGCGCCGTTGATGATGTTGTATTCTTCCATGCCCTGCCACGGCATGAAATCATCAAACGGCGAGCTGCCAGCGCCTGTGCCGATGGCCGCGCTCGGCTCCGAGGACACGGCGGCATTGACATAGCCGTTCGGGTCGTTGCTCGGCGTCAGGCGGGAAAGAGCCGGAGAGGAGTTGCTGTACGTCCAGCAGACGCCGAAGATTGTCACGAACACGCACGACACGGTGCAGGTCTTGCTTGCCGGCGCGTTGTAGTTCGTGTCGCTGGCAACGGAAACCGTGATCGTAACCGTGCCGGAGTTTTCATCGACGCTGTGGACGGTCACAATATTTCCCGAAATGGAAACACTGGCAATATCGGGGCGGTTGGACACGGCTGTGATTGTTCCTGTGCCAAGCCGTGTGACCGTGAAAGAATCTGTCAGCTTTCCGTCTTCCAGCTTGATCGAAGTCTTGCTGAGCGTCAGTGAGCCATCCGCTTTGCCGATCTTCCACGAGACAGTTTTCGGCACCGTCGTGCCGTCTGCCCACTGGTAGAGCGCCGTATCTTTCAGCGTAAATTTTGCGCTGTATGTGCCGGCGTTCGTGCCGCTGGTCGTGCCGCCGAGCGTCATCTTTGCCGCATCGTAGTTGTACCACGCCGGGCTTTGAGAGCTGCCCGAATACGTCAGGCTGCCGCTCTGGCTCGGCACGGTCACGTTCGTCTTGGTGACGGTGACGGCCTGCGTCGCGGTGCAGGAAACGCCGCCCTCGGTGTAGCGGATCGTGACGCTGGTGCGGCCTGCTTCCAGACCGCCGCTCGGCTCGACCGAAACGCCTGTTGCAATCAGCGTGGCGCCGTTGGAATACGTCGCCTTGACAATCATGCCAGCCGTCGAAAACTGCTCACCAGCCTTGTAGGCGGTCTTTGTGGGCGGCGTTGTGATCTCAATGGACGCGAGCTTGATACTGCCGCCGCTTCCGCCGAGCATCTGAAATACTTTGCTCATTGTGCGACCTCCGCTCTGTAAATATTTACTGTGATTGCGCTTGCCGGCGTATCTGTGCAGGTAAACGGCATTTTGCCGTTCTCCGTAACGTCACCGACGCGGATTCCTGCGTCGCCCCACGCCGTGAGGCTGTCGGCCGTCGGCGTCACGATATAGGCATACTCGGCGTCAAGGAAGCGCGCGTCTTCCAGCGTCTGTGCAAGGTTCGACCATCCTGCGACAGAAAGCGTGAGCGTGAACGCGATGCCCTTGCCGGCTTTTTTTGCAAACAGGTCAGCGTGGGCCTGCGCAGCGGTGTTGTGCGCGGTAACTGCGGACGAACCAGCGCCTTTCGATTCAAAGTTGTTGGAATCTTTGAACGCGGCTGTTCCGAGATCCGCAAGCCACTTCATAATGCGACCGAGAAGGACTTTCATTTCCAGACCGGATTCGAGCTGCGTTCGCGTCGCGGACTGCGTGAAGGTGGGTTTCAGAGTGCCGCCGTCGCCGTCCGTATTCAGTTTCGCGTCGAACAGGGCTTTGTGTGCAGCCTCGGACTCGTTGTGATTCTTGACGGCGTCTTTCTTTTCCGCTCCGACCATCGCTGCGGTATAGTCGCCGTTTTTCGGAACAACTGCACCGGAGCGGTTATTGAACGAAGTTACACCGCCCGCGGGTCCGAGCAGGCTCACGGGCTCCGGATTCGGAAGACCGCCGTCGTTCGTCCAGCTCAGAATACCGGCGTCGGTCACGTGTGGCGTAAAGATTACGCCAGGATTGCCCTGCGTGCCGCGCGATGGATAGCCTGAATCGACAAATGCGCCCTGTGCGCCATCCCACACGTACCAGTTTTCATTTTCGCCGATATAGCAGGCTCTGCCCGCAGCCGACACCAGCGCGGACGCAGCGGCGCTGATAAGCTCAACTTCGGCGTCGGTGAGCGTTTCAGCAAGGGTGCTGATCGGAACACGGCGTACCTTGCCGCCGATCGATGCGAGGATAAAGTCGGCAATCGCCGCAGAGGCGGCAATCGGCTTGGAATTTACGTTTTCTACTGCCATACGATCACCCCTTACAATTCTGTGACGAGCGCCTGCGGCATGATCGCGGCGTTCTTTCGGTCTTCCGTGATGGCGTTGATCTCACGCATGACAAGGTTCGTGAAAGAGAGATCCGCCGTGACGATGCCCATGTGAGACAGCAGCCGCAAGCAGTAGATGAACAGAGCGTCTTTGATGCGCTGACAGCCGCAGCGTTCGTTCTGCTCGAAGATTGTTTTCACCCACGCGAGCTTTTCATCGGTCGACAGCGCCATCAGGGTTTTGCGCGTGAAGAACGCGCCGACCGCCGCGGAGAAATAATCGTATGCGACCACGTTGGAAAGGCCGATGGCGGCGTATTCTGCCTTGACGCACTTTGCGGCTTTTTCGGGCGCGATCTCGCCAGCGTACATTCGCTTGTTGTAGCAGACGATAATCATGTTGAGCGCGTCGACGAGTTTGTCGATGCTGCTGCCGATTGCCGCTCGCAGCTCACTTCGCTGCTCGACGGAAACCGTGTCCGTCTGTAAAGCGATTGCAAGGTTCGCCGCAGCAATTTCGTATTTACTTGCAATTTCCAAAGGGCTACCTCCTTACTTCGATACGGCTGTGCAGTTTGTGCCGCAATAGCCGCAGGACGTCTGGCACGAAGTCGTGCAGCCGGCAGAACAAAGGCCAAGGCACGAGCCGACGCAGCCAGTGTTGCCGCAGGTCACTGTGCAGGACGATTTGCAGCCGCCAGAACAACTGCTGGAACAGCCGCCAGAACAGGAACCAGAGCAACCAGAGCAGCTACCATCACAGGAGCCAGAGCAGCCTCCCGTGCAGTTGCCGCCGCAGCCATAGCAGCCGCCGGAGCAGGAGCCTTCGCAGGTGTTCGCACAGCCACTTCCGCAGCCGGTGCAGGAACCTTGACACTCTCCGGAGCACGTTGTTTCGCAGCCGCCTGTGCAGTCGCCAGAGCAGCCGGTGTAGCAAGCACCCGTGCAGGAAGTTTCGCAGTCACCCCGCGTCTTGTCCGTCATGGGGCGTGTTTCAAAGAGGGTCAACGCTGCTTCAAACTCGGTGATGTCCTCGTCAAACACGATTCTGCGGCCGTCGAGGCTCGGCACTTTCTCGCTGTGGATCTTCGACAGAGGAAGTGCCAGCTTTTCGTAGTGCTCCACATCGACCGTGTGATCTTCGGTGGGGCTGTTCGTGTATTCGTATTTTTCGCCGCCGTATTCCGCAACAGATCCGGTATGGCAGCGCCGCAGGCACTCGGCCTTGACACGCGCTTTCAATTCGGCGAAGCGTTCGGCCTCGATATATGCCATACTCAGCCCTCCTTGGAGATTGATTTGAGCATTGACAGCTCTGCATAGGGGATGATTTCAAGCGCCCATGCGTCAGGAATATCCAGTCGGTAACGTGCGGTGTCGCCGCGTTTTCGGTACAGATTGTTCCAGTAGTAGGCGTTCGCCAGGACGCGGGCCTTGTGCATCGGGCAGATGTACGTCACGCGCTTATCCGGAGTCCCTGTGCATTGGTAGTTGTACGCGCTGCACCAAGAGCAGCCGGACGCGATCTGGCACGCAAAGCATTCGTCGGTGGACTGGCTGCGCCGCGTGACTGCGGCCATTTCTGCCACCCGCGCCCGATGTTCCGGAAGAACGTTGATGCCGTGTTCCAGATCGCCGATGGTATAGGGCCGCTGCTCATGGCCGAGGGAGGTTCCCATGTAGCGCAGGCACGGGAAGAACAGGCCATCGCAGTCAACCGCCAGCATAAGCCCCGTACCGCCGCACCAGTTCTGATTATCGTCCTCCGGAAGCGGATGGCCGACGCTTTCGCTGAAGATCGACAGATACGGCTGCTCGTCCGAGAGCAGGACGAAATCGGCGAGCCGTTTGAGCTGTGTGTAGAGTGTAGCCGCATGGTCGAGCGTCCAGCCCTTTTCGTAAACGCAGTTCAGATTGATCGCCCGATACCCCGTGTCCAGCAGACCAATTACTGCGTGGTACAGATAATCGACGTTGCCGGGAGCAATCGTCATCTTCGAGCCAAGGGCGTTTCCCTTGGTCATGTAATCCTTCGCGGCCGCGATAGCAAGATCATAGCTGCCAGAGCCGTCCGGGAAGACGCGGCAGGAATCGTGGAGCTGCTTATCTCCGTCAATGCTGATGGAGAGCGACAGGTGCTTTGCCCACTTATCCAAAAACCGCTGTACCTCCGGGCGGAAGTACAGCGTTCCGTTTGTGGACATCGACGCTTTCCAGCGCGTCGCCCATGGATGATGCAGGCGGAAGGTCTGCGCCACGAAGTAGTCGAGGATCTGGTCGATCAGCTCGACTTCCAGCAGCGGCTCACCGCCGATAAAGTCAAGAACGGCCCCGGCAACCTCCGTGGACGTGATGTACTGATTTGTCCGCTCGTCTGCGGCGAGCAGCATATCGACGGCGGCCTTGGCGGTTTCAAGCGACATCTTCCGGTGCGTCTTGCAGCCCTGATAGCAGTAGCTGCAGCGCAGGTTGCAGTCTTCCGTCACCTGAAATGTAATGCACTTGGAGTGCGGCGAGTTGATGCCAAGCTGGATACCCGGCATAGGGAAAAGCCGCGCCAGCATATCGGTGAAGGTTTCCTGTGGCCTAGTCATCGGTCTGCTCCCGCGGCGTCACCGTCACCGTGGCGGTCGAGAAATCAAGCACCCAGTCAACCGCTGCATTGCCGACGGCAGGAATGATAAACTCGCGTTCCAGCGTCGCTTTTGCGATCTCGTATTCCTTGCTCTTGCCGAGGTAGTCCTTCATCCATGCGTTGTATGCGTCGGTGTCCTTCAAGCCCTGCTTTGCCGCCATGAGCAGCAGCTCCTGAATGGAATTACGGTCATAATGCAGGGATTCGATGTAATTGGACAGTTCGGCTTCGATCTGAATTTTCATGCGCGTATCCTCCTAAAATCAAGAATAAGCAACCGGAACATGCGTCCACTCCGTACCGTTGTGGTATTTCAAGCCGCCAGTGACGGGCGTCGGGTCGATCCAGAAGAGATTCGTCTGTGTCGGCGGTGTGCTGCCGGTGACAAACAACGCCAGACTGGACAACTTCATAAAGACAGGGGCGGAATCAGGCCCCTGCGCCAGAAGCGAAACCTCCGATGGTGCCGAGACCTGCCCAAGCGATTTCTCACCGTCCGCGAAAACGATGCAGTTCTTCGTCCACTCGTTGCGGCCAGTACCACCGCGCTGCACAATGACCGTGCCATCGTTGATGTCATTTGCGTTGTGCGAGTGCTTCGACGCAGCGGCGCCAATATCGGCGGCTTTTACCTTATGCGGATTGTTGAAGTTGGAAAGGTGCGATTTCAGCAGCGACAGCGCCTTTGCAATCTTTCCGAGGATAGAACCCATCTTCTCACCGGAGGCAATGTCGGACAGCTCGTTTGCCGCGACAAAGGTCGGCGTCTGATCGATCAGGGCTTTGTTCTCCACATTGCCGAGGCCGATCTGCTCCTTGGTGACCTTGTGCGGATTGTTATGGTCGTTCTTGTGATTGTTCAGCTCCGAAACGGTTGCGTAGACCAACGTTTCGCCGAGCGCCGCAGACACGTTTTCGGCCTCACTGACGAACACCACAAAGTCGTACTGCGATGCAAGCAGGCGCTCGACGTTGGGGTTGATATAGTCGGCTTTCTCGACCTCTGTTTCCTCCCAGATGCAATAGCAGAGTTCCTTCGTGGAATCGTCGGGGTCCTCGACGTAAATGCCAATTTCGGTTGCCCAGAAGCCGGTGATCTCCAGCTCGACATTCTTGAACGACACAGACAGTGTGACGTACTTCTCGCTGCGCGTCGCAGAAGCAATTTTCAGAGAGAGCAACGGGTTCTTCAGATCGTTCGCGCCGTCACCCGGCGTACCGTTGCCGTATTTGATGCGTGTGAATTTGATCGCGTCGCCCATGAGCCCGCGAAGCATGACGTTGTACCCATCCGGGGTCAACCAGTGTGTCATACCGTTGCCTCCTTATCTATCATAATCAGACCGCCGTCCCAGTCGCACAGGGCGTTCCCGGCTTCGTCGCCCATGATGTCAATGTCCGTATTGACCTCGCCCGTGGTGAGCTTGAATTTCTTCGTGACGCTCATAACCGCGCCGAAGTACAGAATCAGCTCACGGACGGAAATTGCACGAATACTGTCCAGCACCGCGCTCTTACGGCTGACAACTTCGAGGATCTGCAGGAACGTGCGGATATTGTCGTTGACCTGTCTGATGTCAACGTCAAAGATGCGATAGTGATTCGGCTCGCCGCCGTATTCAAACCATTCCTGCACCTTACCGGAGCCGAACGAGGTGGACAACGCCAGCTCGACGGCGTACTTCGTGCCGAGGTGACGGCGAACGTGCCAGGACTCGCGGAACGTGGCGCGCTTCTGCTCAATATCCCAGTCGTTGTCCCACCAGCTTACGCCGAAGTCGTGCGCAAGCTGGTCGAGAAGATCTTCTGGCAGAGTGTCGATGTGCTGATAGAGCATATTCTGCTCAATCTCGGCCGGCCGCGCCGTCAGGATCTCCGCGACGCCGGTTGCGAGCGCGAGCATTTTTTCATCCTGCCGCAGCACATCGGGGAGGACGTTCAGCAGGTTCTCAACCGTGAGGCCGTACTGCTCATTCATCCTCGTAGCCTCCGTTCACGATTGTTTTCGTTCCCAGCTTTGCAATCTGCGGCGCGGCGTTGTTTTTGCCGCCCTCCAGCACCTTGTAGGCCGGGGAGCGCAGCACGATCCGCTTGACACCCGTGTGGAACAGGAGGTCGCGCAGCTTATCCGGGTTAATATCGCGGCCGAGCTTGCCGGACTGCCAAGCGATGTATTCCTCGACGGCTGCGTCTACGGCTTCCTGAATCGCCGCACCGGAGAGCGTCGTGTCGGTGGGGACATAGTAGGTGAAGTCGATATTGTACGAAACGAGGCCGGGGTCTTTGACGCTGACATAATCGGCCAGCGGCCGCACCTTGCTTTCGTTACAGGCGGCAAGGACGGCGTTCTTGATCTCCGTCGTGGCAATCGTTCCGTCGTTCATCAGGACATAAATATCGACGTGCCCGGCACCGTCAAAGGTGAGCGACACGTCGATCTGGCTCGCGCTTGCCAGCGCGCCGTCTGCGGCGATTGCAACTTGCAGCAGACCGTTTTCGTAGGTGACGGTATAATCTGTGTCGGCGCTCGCAGCCGTGCTGCTGCCCTTGGCGTAGACCGCCAGAGAGGACAGGTCGATGGTGTCGCCGCCCCAAAAAGCGTACTTGACGCCGCCTTTCGTATAGAGATCAAGCGTCACTTTCTTTACGACAGCCGGGCGAACGGCCTGTACGTCAGCAATCTCCGTAGATACGGATTTCGCGTGGTAGATGTAGGAGCCAACCGCGCCGGCCGTCGAAAACGCGAACATGGATTCGCGCATCAGCTCGTAGAATTCTTCGTCGCTGGCGATCTCCGAACCGTCGTCGGAAGTCGTGATATTGGTGCAGGACGTGTAGTAGTCGAACACATCAACGATCACGTTGAGCTGGCCGACGGCGTAGCCGTTGCCGACCGTGCCGTCCGTCTGGCACCGGATGGCGGTGTCAACGTAGGTATCGCCTGCGCTGATGTAGGCATCGGCGACGGTCTCCCAAATCAGGGTGTTGCTGGCGTCTGTGACGCGCGTCCCCTTGGGGACGAGGATGGCGAACGTCTGCGCCTCGGAGATCGTAAACCGTTCCGTGCAGTAAGCAGGTTTTGCCTGTGGGCGCTGCTGCAGATAGTACAGTTCTGCCAGCGCGTCAAGGTTCTTGCCTTCGGCGCGGCTCGGAATATTCTGATTTGCGGTGTAGTTGTTGTAGACCCGCTCCTGAATGATGACGCTGGCTACCCATTGCGCGAACAGCTTTTCCGGACTGGCCGGTCTGACGCTCACCCCGGTCAAGTTTTCATAAACGGTAATCAGAAAATTTGTGATTTCCGCAGCGTCGGTCGAAACAAACTGAAATTCGGTATTACGACTCATCGACGATTTCCACCTCCACGATAGGGCTTAGAACGCCCTGCATTTCTTCCTGCGTATCAAAATCGACGCTCTTGACACGGACGCGCGGCTCATATTCCTCAATGGCCTCGCGGATTTGAGAGAAAAGCAGCACCTTTGCCGCAGGAATCGGGCGGTCGATCAAGGTAGCGTCAATACCGAAGCCGCGATACATCGGGCAGGAGCCTTTGATCGTCCGCAGGATGATGGACACGTTCTGCAGAATGGATTTTACAGGGTCGGTTTCGTTCAGGCTGATCGGCCCGATCTCCGACATGGTGATTTTGTAGCCCATAGTGTGCGCCCCTCATCGTAGATATTCCTGCAAGGAAATGCTCAGCGTCGCACTGATGATGTTTCCATGCCCGTCATAATGCTCCGCCTTGGTCTTATGGCTCAGGATCGTCCAGCGATAGCGGCCGTATCCATGATTGCCAATCGTAAGCGGCAGCGTCACGCCCTGCCGTTCCAGATCGAACAGCCGCCAAATCTCGGACATTGGGTCAACGCCGAGGGAAGCAAGAAGCTGAATGTCAAAGGTGATCTTCGCAAGGTCTGTGCCGGTGTATTCCGAAATGCTGTTGCCGGCATGGAGATCATGCGTGGCGTACCGCGCAGAACCGGACCATACGAAATTGCTGATCGTTTTCAGCGTGCGCGACGAAACTGAAAAGACAACGTCTCCAAGTGCTCCTACAATCATCCGATACCTCCCAGCACGAAGCCATCCCCGTTGAACACAGGCAGATAGAGCGTGAGGACGGTGTCGTTGACAAGCGGCATCCACGGCTTGATCGTGAGGTCGTGCTGATGCCCGTCCTGCAACTCTGTCTTCTGCTGCGCAGGGTCATAAGCTGGAATGTGCGGGTGCGTGTCCAGCACATAGAGCCATCCGGACGTCATATTGCAGTCCTGAAACTTCACTCGCGCTTTTCGCTTGGCATTGTCGATGTCCGTCACAGTTCCGACGCGAACGAGCCGCTTTAATACTTTTTCTGCGTCCATCAATATCCCTCCAATACCATGCGCAGCGAGATCTGCGTTGTATAGCCGCCGCTGTCCAGCTTGTGGACAGCCTGCTTGATGATGTATTTTCCGTCGTAGCCGCCCCAGCCTTTGAGCGCGACATTGACGCCCGCAACGAGGTCGGTATCTCCCGGCAGCAGGAATTGTGCCTGGCGGCAGAATTTGTTGCGAAGACGGAGATTCTTTTCTGCAAGCTCCTTCGCTTCGTCCACTGTTCCAACCTTGGCGGTGATTTCAAGCTGCTGATTGTTCGGGTCTTCGGTATATCCCTCGACCTTGGCGATGCCCTCAATACACTGTCCGGTTTCGGGGTTGACATAGGACACCCGGCACGACGCATACTGCGCATCGGCTGCGCTGGTGCTGAGCTGGTACGTCTTATAGCTGTGGTCATAGCGTCTGATGGTGCGGACTTCTGGCTTCTGCTCATACTTGCGCTGATCGAACAGCACAAGGATCCGGTTTGTTGCCTTGAGAGAAATGCCGGCATCATGGCAAAGCTGCGACAGAAACTCAATGTCGCTCATGTCGATCTGCTCGACGCGCTCATAATATGGGTCGCTGTCCGATTCATACATGCAGGTCATACCGCCGCTCCCGGCGATTTCATTCGCAATGCCGCTAAGCGTGTAGCTTTCCCATGCCTTGCTCTTGCAGGTCTGCCGGAGCTGCGAAGAAAACGGAATCGAAGATCCTTTGATGCAGACTGTGTTCGGTGGCCCGCTGCAGGAGATGTTGTCAAGCTCAAATTCTCCGCACGGCAGCACCGCGTCGGAGCCGTCGCTGTTCCAGTTCTCACGGACAAACACAACGTCCATGGCGAGTCGTTCTTCTGCGCCGCCGCCATCGGATGATGCACCCTGTTCGCCAGAGGAAGTAGAAGATCCTGAGCCGCTGCTTTGCGTGCCTGCCTGTGCAGAGGCAGCAGAGCCGCTCTGCGTGGCGCCGCCGATTCTGCCCCAACTGATAATCCCGGCTCTGCGGGTGTTGATGTCTGTGATCTGGACGCACGAACCGGTCGCATTGACCATTTGCCCATTGCCCATGTAGATACCCACGTGGTCAACAACGCCCTGCGTGCCGAAGAAGATGAGGTCGCCGGGCTGCGCTGTGGCTTCATTGACCGGTGTAGCCATATCCTTGTAGCCCTGCGCGGTCGTTCTGGGAACGCTGATCCCGGCTTCGTTGAGCGCATAGTAGACAAGACCGGAGCAGTCAAAGCCGCTCGGACTGCTGCCGCCCCAAACATACGGTGTACCGAGGTATTTGTTTGCTTCGCTGACAACAGCATCGCCAGACGCGCTGCCGCCAGAGGGTGATGCCCAGGACAGCTTTTCAGAGATCTCATCGAGCCACTGCGTGAGCCAGAGATCGTCGCGGTCTTGGATTTTGATTTGCAGATCGTCCGTTTCGTCTTCTTCGTTGTCCGTATAGGAGATCGACAAAAGATACGGCTGAATGGATTTTGTGATGTCGATGCCGCCAAAGGAAACCTCGGCTTTTGTGCGTCTCGCGAGATTTCGGCTGCTCATCGCTGCACCTGCTTCCACGGCGGCAGCGTAGATGCGCGGCGCTCCACCACATCAGGGATTGTCAGCATGACGCCTGCGGGAAAGGAGAAATAACTGAGCAGCGAGCTATTGGCGTTCATCAGATCGTCGGTATAGTCGACGCTGCCCATCTCCTTGTAGGCGATCATATCCCACATATCGCCCTGCACAGTCGTGTAGATTCTGCTCATCTGTACGCCCCCCGTTGCGCGTTGATATTGTCTTCTCGAATCACCGCGCGTACCTGTGCGGCAAATTCCTCGCCATAGGTTTCAAGGCGCTCCATAACGCCGTCGTTGACATCGCCCTCGACGGTGATGTTGACCTGCACTGGAACGGAGCTGTCCGAAGTGGAAGTCATAGCTTCGATGGCGCTGTGTGTGTCGGCCGCGTTCAAGACCGCTTCGCCGCCGCGCATCATCACAAACTCCGGGCCTTCTTCACCGACGAGGGCAAGGCCGGCCTCGGCAGAGGTTGTGCCGCTGGCATATCGGGAGAACCCGCTCATGCGGCGGCTCGAAGCAACAGAATTATTGTTCTGTACGTTTCGGCTGAGAGCAGCGAGGGCGGCGTATCCGAGCTGGGAATACGCCGACTGCACGGTCGACAGCATTCCGGTTGCACCATCAATGAAGCCCTGAATGGTCGCACGACCGGCTTCCGCAGCTTCCGTGCCAAGATCCATGTCGTCAATGGTGGCTTCGAGGTCTCCACTGATCGCGTCCATAGTTTCAGAGAAGCCGGTGCGGAAGTCTGCGATGTCCTCGGCGGCTTTATTCTGTTCCTCGCGCAGCTTATTCCAGCTTTCGACCATCGCGGCCAATTCTTCATCGCTGGCCGCAGCCATGCCGGCAACCGCATTCACGCTGTCGGAGCTGCCGTCTGCGAAAGAACCGATCATTTCGGTCAGGCCCTCAATATCACCAGCCCTGTCACGCAGGCTGGCCAGATTATCGTTGTAGGTCTGCCAATGCGTGATCTGGCCTTGGAGATTACTGTTGATGCTGGACGCAGAGGTCGCAACGATGCTGTCTGCCTGCTGCCAAAGTGCATATTGGCCCTGAACGCTTTCTGCGGCAGCTTTATAGGCTTCCTGATACGCCTGCTGGAGAGCCTCGACACGTTCCTTGACGCTGCTGATCTCGGTGTTCAGCTCCGTCTGTCCGCGCGAAGCATTTTCGGTTGCTTCGGTCGAATCATCCGTTGCTTCCGTGAGGCTTTCGTATGCGTCCGTTACGGCCTGAATTTCTTCATCCGCCGCACTGAGCGCATTGTTGTCTTCCTCAATCGCTTCTTTCAGGTTTGTAACGTGCGTCGCGGCCTCAATCCACGCAATGTTGGCGTCTGTGACCTCATCGTTGACGGCGTTGATTTCGTCACCAAGGAAGTATTCGGCATCACGGAGAACGCCGGTTTCTTCGTAATAGGCATCAGCCTTTTTCTGCGCTTCGGCGTAAAGCGCATTTTGCTTGGCAAGCGCGTCATTATAGGCCTGAGTAGCTTCATGCGCGGCTTCCTCTGCATCCGTCAGCTCTGCCCGGCGCTTTGCCCGCTCGATTTCAACATCGGCATACTTCGCATAGATCTCGGAAAGCTCGTTTTGGTATGCCTGTGCGCGGGCATTTTCTACCCATGCGTCCGTATTTGCTTTGAGCGCAGCCGTGCCGCCGTCGATGGAGTCGTTTTCAAGGTCAATATAGCTGGATAGCTCCGGAATGGTCTCAACCAGCTTCATGAGGATTCCGTGATATTCCTGCTGCTGGGCAGTCGTTTTTTCACCAACAGAATCCAGCTCTTTCAGCCGGTCAATGTACTGCTCCGCAACTGTGGCCGTTGCCATTGTGCTGCCGACAGAATCATCGAAGCCAGACTTTGCGTCGGTAAGCGCCTCGTTCATGTCACGCGCAGCTTCTGTCAATTCCTTTACGGACGGAGCCGCACGGTCTTCGGCTGCATCAGCCATTGCCACGATTCCGCCAGCCAGCGCGGCCACGGCGGTCACGCCCAACATGATAGGACCGACGGCGCCGCCGAACATCGTAGCCATGTCGAGCGCTTTAATGACTTTGGAGATTGCGGCGTATGCCGTCAATGCGACCGTTGCACCGCCGACTACGCCCGTGAATGTTGCAACACCCTTGACGAGCGCAGGATTCTCCTGCACAAACTCGCCGAGGACATTCAGCACGTCCGTACCGGCGTCGTAGGCATCGCGCAGCGCCGGGGTAAAAGCATCGCCTACGGCAACCTTGAGGTTGTTGTAGGCGTTCTGCATCATATCCAGCTTGGATTGCGTGGTGGCGTATCGCTTGTTGGCTTCGTTCGTCAGAGCGATATTCTCATCCCACGCGGTATTTGCCGTCTGTACGGCGCTGTCCATCTGGTCTGCTGCCAGAGCGAGGGATTTGAGCATATTGCTCTGGCGAATGCCGGTAAGGCCGAGGTCTTCCAGCACCAGAACAGCGCTTTCGCCCTGTTCGTCCAGATTGCCAAGCCCGCGGATAAACGCTGTCAGAGCGCCCAGCGCGTCCGTATTCCACATTTCCGCGAACGAATCCGCAGACATTCCCGCGACATCTGCGAAGCTCTGTAAGGAATCCTCGCCGGTTGCAACAGCCTTTTCGATGGCGTTGAGCGTCTGCGTCATGGCCGTACCGCCAGCTTCGGCCTCGATGCCGACGGAGGACATTGCTGCGGCGAGCGCCATGATCTGCGGCTCTGTCAATCCGGCCAGCTTGCCGCCAGAGGCAAGGCGCGTACCCATCTGCGTGATCTCAGATTCGGTCGTTGCAAAGTTATTGCCAAGATCAACGATCACGGCGCCGAGACGATCATAATTGTCTGCGGACATGCCTGTAATGTTCGCGAACCGCGCGAGGGCGGTTGCGGCATCTTCGGCTGTCATGTTCGTCGCTGTGCCGAGCATTGTCATAACGCGCGTAAAATCGAGCAGCGCGTCTTTCTGAATGCCAAGCTGGCCAGCAGCTTCAGCGACGGCGGCGATCTCGGTCGTAGATGCCGGGATCTCCGTGGACATGGCTTTAATTGCGTCCGACATATCTGCCAGTTCTTCGTCTGTCAGGTCTGTCGTCTTGGCGACGCCGGTGATGGCAGACTCGAAATCCATCGACGCCTGCACACACTCGTCAAAGCCTTCCTTTATTTCTTTAAGCGCAGCGGAGATACCAGCCGCAGCAAGAACGCTCGACACCGCGTCCACGGCCTGTGTCGCGCGGCTGCCGAAAGATTCTGCACTATCGGCCGTGTCGCCGAGCTCGCCGCGGGCCTTTGCAAAGGTCGTGCGAAACTCGCGGCCAAGCTGCGCTTCAAGCGCAAATAGCATCTCATATTCTTTCCGCGATGCCAATATCTCCGCCTCACTTTCACTTGCGTTTTTGTTTTCGCTTCTCCATTTCCTCGGCAATCAGCGCATTAGAGGCTTTCACCCATTGCGAAAATTCGCCGAGACGTAGAGATAACCAGAAATCTACCGGAGTGTTGTTCGTCCGGGCCATGGCGAGGCATTGCCTGCGAAGCCATACGCCGCCATCTCCGACGATCACTCCTTGCGCGATAAAAAACCTCTTACGGTGTTCCGCAGACGGTTGAAATCGCGGATACTGAGCTTGCCCAGCGCATCAATGCCAAGGGGTTCCGTACACGCCTTGACACATACGCGGATGAGGTATTCGCTGTCGAAATTCGCAACGATCACCGTATGGCCGAGCATCTGCAGCTCCCGTTCAATCGCCAGAGAGTCGCTGCCGCTCAGACTGTCAAAATCGAACGTGAGGTCGGAATAGCTCTTGCCCTCATGCTCCAGAGGGCGCGTAAGATGCAGCGTGAAGACGCCATCGTTGGCGGTTGCTTCGTCCTGCTTCTCCGCGACTGCGAAGATGTTGCCGCTTTCTTCTGCGGCGGTGTTCTGCTTCTTGTTTTCCATGATTCGAGGCTCCTTTCAAAAATGACGGGGCGACGCATCGCGCGCCGCCCCAAAGATTTACGATTTGCCGAGGGCCTTGCGGGTGTCGGAAAGATAGTCGACACCGTTCACCTCGCAGATGTAGTTGTACGGGTCAAGCTCCATGACCTTCGCGTCATCGATGTACGTCACCCAGCGGCGCACGGCGTAGCTGCCAGAGCCGTCCGTGGGAGACGCCGGGGCGATATTGCCGTTCGACAGCGTCTTCGGAACAAGCACGAGGACGTGCTTGACGGACTGCGTCTTGTAAACGCCCGCAATCGGGTCGTACACCTGCTGCGGCGCGCGCAGGTCGATGTTGTGTTCGCGCGGCTCCAGCAGCTTCAGGCTCTCAGCGCTGAAGGTGCGGAATTTGAGCTGCGCGGTCATGGCGTTCATATGGCCGATGATCGGCGCCTCCACGTTGCCGGCAATGCCAGCACCGGAGACGGTCGCAACAATGAAATCAACATCGGGCAGCGTCACGGAAGCCAGACCGAGGAAGTCTTTGGCGTCTTCGTAGCAGGCAAAGTTGATTACGGCCTGATCTACCATTCCCATTGTTCAGTCCTCCTTCGTCACGCCAACGCGCTCTGCACGTAATCGGTGTCGTATTCGAGTACGAAGTCGATCTCCTGTGCAGGGCTGGGCGGCGTCATGTAGATGTGGATTCTCACGATACCGGCCATGAGGTCCGTCATGGGATTCTCGGAGTCGAGGATCTCAACGCGGGCGCCGAGCAGATACTCGCTGCCCACAAGCCCTGCGAGCCAGTTGTTCGCGGAATCCTTGATGTTGTCCAGCAGGCGCCGGTTCATGGGGCTGTCCGTCTTCGACCAGAACGTCTTGATGAGGGAGTTGCCGACCCACTTGAACATTCTGCTGATCGGGATGAAATAGTCCTTGATGTCGGTGTTGCTGGGGTAGCAGGCGGTGTAGTTGCCCCACGCCACGAAGCCATTCATAAACTTGAGCGCCGTGCAAATGCCGTTGGCGTTCAGAATGTTCGCCTGCTCCAGCGTGAGGGTGACGTCTGTGCCGTCTTCCAGGCAAGCGCCGTCGCACTGGAGGGCCTTATTAGAGGGCGATTCATACGGCACACCGTCGTTGCTGCTGTCCACCTTCGCCATCAGGCCCGCGAGCTGGGTGGAGAGATGGAACTGCTTGCTGCCGAGCTTCACCTGCGGCCAGACTGCAATCTGAGCCGGGTCGATCAGGTTCGTCGCGGACTTCTTCGCGGCGACGGCATCATAGCTGCGCGCGCCGCTGGCGGAGCAGTCAATATCGCAGATGGACTTTGCGCCGAGAATGCCGTTGATGACTTCGGCCTTCGCCGCCATGACGGCCTGCACCGTGCTGGTATGCGACCATCCGGGCGCGATAATGAGGTCGGGCGTGGTGCTGACGGTTGCCATGCAAAGGTCGATGGCTTCGATGCCCTTGACGATGTCATCATCGTCGATGTCGGCGGTCTTGATCTTGTCGTAGCTGATATACAGCTTGGTCGCGGCCTTGGCTGCGCCGTCCTCGATCGTCTCGACGATAAGGTTGCCGTCCGAGTAGTACGCGGCATAGTCCGTGTCTTTGACAAGCGGCGATTCGGACGAAGATGCCGTCTTGACAACGAGACTGGACAGGATCGCGTCGAACGGCAGCTTTGCCTGCTTGCCGGAAAGGGTGACTTCCGCGCCCGCGACGGCCTCCTTGTTGGTGCTCGGATCAAGCACGTTGCAGAAGATGATGGGCTGGCGCTGGAACAGCTTGAAATGCGAGTACATGACTTCGCAGATCGTGTAGGTCTTCCAGTCGTCGGAATAGCCCAGCTTCTTTACCGCGTCTTCCCAGTCGGTGCAAAGCACCGGGGTAAAGAGCGCGGCCGGGGATTCTGCGGAGTGAACCGGTGCTGTGCCGACAACGAACGGCACACCGGATTCAGCGACAACGGGCGTCGAAACGCTCGTTTTCTGCTCCCGCACATATACGCCATGCTTCAATGGTTACTCCTCCTTCTTTCTCCGGTCTGCCAGCTTGTGATAATTCACATAGAGCAGATTACCGGGTGTTTTGACTTTGATTCTTGCCTCGGATACCTGATCGCCGGGGATAACCAGCGTGGCAATCAGCGGATATTTCTCAACCGCTGCCGAGATCTGTGCGAGCGCGTCCTGCTTGTCTCCGTACAGGATACGCGCCTGCTGGATCGTGCCGACGATGCTCGGCCCGATGTACATACAAAAGCCGGCGCTTTTCGCACCGGCCTTGCCTTTGGCTTTTACCATGCAAATGCCTCCCTGTTGACACTGGGGATTTTCCAGACCGACACCAGCTCCGCGCAGAAGTACGGTGCGGTGTTGTCGGTGTAGTAGAGTGTGGACAGCTTCTGTGAAAGATCCAGCGCAAACTGCTTGGCGATTACGCCGTGCATCAGAAGCTCTTGACGGAAATGCTCGACCGTCGTAAGCAGCCGCAGCGCACCTTCCTGATCGTCTTCACCGTACACGCAGAAAAGAGAGCGGACCTCAACGCTGCTGTCCGTCGGCTCGCCGGGCTTCTGCTCATCTTCGCCAGTGACGATCTGATGCAGAATGTACGGCGCTTTTGAGGTCGCGGATTTGACGTCGGGCAAGCGCTGGCGGTAGACCAGCGGCGGGCGCTCGGCAGGTTCTTCCTCGTCGCCCTTCTGCCGCCGCACGGGAAGGAGCGTTTCGCGCATGACCTCATTCGTGAAGCTCGCGAGCGCGTCCAATAAATTCAGTCGTGTCAAAATTTAGCCTCCCCATCCTGCAAGGATTCGGTTCACTTCATGCTCCAAACGTTCATCCATTTTCGTCATCGTCTTTTCAGCGAGGCTTTCCTGGACATCTTCGTTGCCGAGCATCTGCGGAACAGACGAACCCATGATTTCCTTGATCTCCGCGTCTCCGGTCGCCGTCGTGCCGCCTGTCCGCTCGAAGATGCCGATGTGTCCGGAATTCATCTGCGCAACGAACGCGCGGGAGAACGTGGTCGGCGAAGTTGAAACGAGCTGATGGCCTGCCGCGGCAATGCCCGGATGAACCGGGCGAAGATTGCCGTTGACAATGGCCATGACGGTCTTATCGGGATTGACGGTCGGCGTCTTCGGAGACGAGCCGCCATAGCGCCAGAGCGGAATTTTGTTGCCGCGGAACGAGACACGCGCTTCGATGCCATTGAAATAGCGGTAATTGACACGGATATTCTGCTCTGCGCGAATATCTTTTCTGGTGATGTCATACCGCTGCCGGATTTCTTTCGTGCTTTGCGTTCGCAGGAAAGATACGGCACGTTTTGTGGCAGATTTCAGCGCACGATCCATTCCGCCCGGCACATCGGCGAGCATTTGTTCCGCTTTCTGAAATTTCTCAGCGCCGATAAATTCGACATAGAAGCTGCTCATTCGTTGAACGCCTCCAATTCCACGCGAAGCAGCCCCAGCTCGCAGACCGACGAGGCGACGTAGAAGCGTCGGAAGAAAGTAGCGTCATCGGGATCGCTGATCTCCATGCGCGTCCCTTTCTCCGGTTGGTTGCCGCCGAGATCCTGAATCCTGCAATGCAGCACGGACGAAACGAGGAACAGCCCCTGAATATGATCGCTCATAAGCTGACGGCGGTCTTTCTCTTTCAGCCCGGACAGCACAACCGGAATACCAGCGTGATCCTCGCCGTCGTAGGTCACGCCGTCGTAGACCACGATTCGCTTCTCCGCAAACTCGTCAAGGTTCATAAAGGTCCGCGCGTTGTCACGCGCGACCATATCCTTGAATTTGCTCATACCACCGGCGCGTCGGCGCTCAGCTCCGGAAGATCGTCCTCGCTGATTTCCTCGCCCGGCTCGACGGGCACAGCGGCGATTGCCGCAATCAGGTCATCTTTCTTGCGGAGCTTTGCCGTTTCAATGCCAAGCTCGGCGGCAAGCTCTTTGAGCTGTGCCACCGTCATTTCCTGCAACTGCTCCGCGTCGAGATGGGCTTCTGCGTCGCTCTCTGCGCCGTTTTCTTCACAGGGCATATCGACGCAGGGGGTGTCGCCGCTTTCGACCGTGCTGCCGCTTGCAACAGGCGCTTCGTCTGCTTCGCGGACGATCGCTGCGACGCCGAGCGCGACGAGGCGCCTTGCTTCGGCTTCATCCACCTCGCAGATGCCGCCGCGCTCAACGAGCTTCGGCATGGCGTCCTTGGTCTTACGCCAGCCGTAGGAGCCGCTGATAATTTCAATTTTCATGCCGTACTCCTTTCACACGCCGATCAGGCCACGACGTTTGCCGCGTAGATGTACGGGCAGTAGTTTTTCGGCGCAGCCAGCGGACGGGCAGCCAAGCGCAGCTTGCGTCTGTCGTTGGGCTGATCGAGAACAAACTTCGGAACGCGATTCGCAACGTAGGTGGAGAAGTCGGTCGAGCCGTAATCAATCTGCGTGATCTGGCCGTACATCATGTGGCCGCAGTCAGGAGCTGTGACCATTGCGGAGGTCGCGGGGAAGTACCGCTGCTCTGCACCGCTGTCATCGACGTAGGTTTCGTCCACGCAAATCACGTTGAGACGGAAACCGCCGAAGTTCAGCGTACCCATGTAGGTAACACCGTCATAGGGGCTGAGCTGCTGATCGATTGTGCCGATGATGATGCCGCTGTTGCGGTCGAGCAGGGTCTTGACGTCCGCGAGGGCGAGGATCGCATCGGCAACGTCGGAGCCAATCACGAGGTCTGCCGCCCGGAGGCCGCGCTTGGACAGCTTGCGGCACATATTCTTCACGTCGGAGAAGAACGCCGCGCCCTTTTCGTCGGTTGCGTTCCACTTGGTGCTGACGGTGTAGGCGTGATCGCTCGTCGTGTCATAAAACTGCACATACAGCTTTTCACCTTCGGTCTTATCGTCGATGTACGACTGCATCGTGCAGGAGTTGTTGATCATGGTCTGGACGGCCATCCACTCTTCACGGCGAGTGATGCGAATGTCCATATCAGAAAGATCGTCACGCTGCAGGCGGGCGGCGCGCTGGGCCGGGGTGCTGTTGGCATAGATGGCTTCGCCGAAGCCGCGCTTGCGCAGATCGTCCTGCGTCAGCAGACGAGAAGGCGCGATGAACGCGGGCTGGTATTCGTGGATCTCAAAGCCCCGGCGCTCCATCGGAATATCACCGGCGCGGGAGGACACGAACGCCGCCATCTTGCGGTCGCCATTGCGGTACTCGGTCAGCACCTTGTCGGAAGCGAAGATGTCGTCATCGCCCGTCGGGAAGTAGCGATCCTTGAAGAACGTCTGCTTGGGCACGATTTCCTCAACAATCGCCATCAGGATATAGGTATCGAAGAAGTTCAGTTCTGCACTCATAGTTGACTCCCTCCTTAGTTGGCAGCAGCGGCGTCCTTGAAGACGATACCGCGCATACGCAGATTATCTTTGTCGGTTTCGGTGATGCTGTAGCTGGCAGCGACGCTCACCTTGTCGGGGTCGAAACAGCCGGCCGTGTAGACCGTGACCTTTTCGTCGGCATCGGTGCCGACGGTAACATCGTCGCAGAGTACACAATCCGGCGTCAGCGTTTCATTGTTTGCGGCGGTAGAGCCGAGGATCACCAGCTTGCCATCACCGGCTGTGCCATAGGATTTGGCAAGGATCGTGCCGCGCTTGAGCGTGACCGCAGAAGTGGTCTGCTTGCGGATGATGCCGCCGCGTACCTGCACGGCAGGCACAACGTCTGTGAACAGACCGTCGAAATTCATCTCACCGAGTTTCTTGCTCAGGTTCGTCATAGCTTAGCCCTCCTTCTTGCCGAACAGCGCAGAAACCTTGGCCCTTGCATCGGCCAGCCGCGCTTCCGGGGTCTTCTTCGCGTCATCGTCTTCTTCCGCTTCCTCAGCAGGGGGAGGCGTTGCGCCAACGTCTTCGGCGTTGGACTCGTCGGCATCGTCCTTGAGGTCGGACAGGAATTTCTTGCCCTGCTTTGCGCGCTTCTTCGCGTCAGCCATCACCAGATCGGCGGCGGTGCAAGGCTTTTCGCCGTACTTGGCTTCGCGCACGTCGGCAGGATCGAGCAGGCTGGCGACTTCGTCAATTTCCTGCATCCGTTCCCGTTCGGCCTGAACCGCCGCATTGACCGCTTCGGTGTGATCGACAGCGGCCCGTGCAGCAGCTTCAGCCTGAGCAATTTCGTCCGGGTATTTTGCCCGGAGCTCTTCCAGTGTCATAGAGTTTCCTCCTTCTTCGCCGGGATTCTCCGGCTTGTTTTTATTCGCCTCAACCGGGGCCGCTGCCTCGGAATCGACCGTAGGAATGTTGTCCGGGGCAAACATGCCCGGAGCGAGGTGAAACTGCTTGCCGCGCACGAACAGGCTGCGCCCATCCGCGCTGGCGGCGATACCGACAGGCTCGGCATCTTCAATCAGTTCATCCGCGAAGCCCTTTTCGATGGCCTCACGACCTGTCATGTAGGTTGTATCTGCCATCATGTGCATGATGACTGTTTCGGAAAGCCCGGTTTTTCGCTTGTAGACCTCGGACTGCATCTTATCCCATGCGTCCTGCTGCGTAGCCTGCTCCCGCAGCTCATCGGCGTTATAGCCGCCGAAAAGAAACTGCCAGCACTTGTGAATCATAATGATGCTGGACGGATTGACCTTGACCGTATCGCAGGCGCACATGATGATGCTGCCGCCCGACATGGCTACGCCGTCCACAATACAGGTGAGCTTTGCGCCGCTCCGGGAAAGCTCCCGCAGGCGGTTATGAATCATATTTGAGGCTCCGGCGTCGCCACCGTAGCTGTTCATGCGGATTGTGATGTTCTTGCAGGAAGAAATCTGCTTGAGGTCCTCCAAAAACTCACTGAGCAGAATGTACTGCCCCTCGATGGGTTCGCCCCACCAGTTTGTCGGCTGCTGCTCATAGATGTCGCCATACATGGTGATCTCGGCCGAGCTGCCAGATTCATCCGTAGTGGCCATGGTATAGACCTTTTTGCTGATCGAAATAGCCGGCGCATTTTTCGTTTTCATGCCCGATTCCTCCTTCACTCTTCACCGCTCGCAGGCGGTGTGTTTTCTGCTGGCTTCTGTACGCTCCCGATGGCTGCGAGCAATTCATTTTCACGTGCAAGCTGATCGACATTTTCTTCCCAGTCGCCGCCAGACATTTCGCGCGTGACCTGATCGTTCGTCTTGATGGCGCGGTTGGTCAGCATCAGAGCGGCCTCGGCCTCCTTCTTCGGGTCGAGGGAACCCTGAACGGGGCCAATCCAGCGAGCGCCGCACCACGCCTCGCGCAAGAGCGGATCTGCGTGGAAGCCCGGAGCATTGATGCGTCCGAGCGCAACAGCTTCGGCCATGAACAGCTCGTAGATCGGCTGGCAGAAGTCGTTCACGAACCAAGACCGGCGCATTTTGAACGCTTCCCATGCTTCCAGCAGCGCACCGCGGCTTGCAGAGTAGGAGCTGTTGAATTCCTTGATGAGTACGTCATAAGGCAGTTCCAACGCCGAGCCGACCAAGCGGCAAATTGTCTTCACGAACGTCTCAAACCCTGCGGTCGGGATGTTCGGACTGCCAAAGTTGACTTTCTCGCCGGGAGCAAGGTGCGTTACCGTACCCGGCCCCATTTCGTACTCGTTGGGATCGTCGGAGATATTGCTTGCACCAGCACCATCCGGGCTGGCAGTCGGAACGCCGGCAATGTCTCCTGTGCCGACTTCATTGAATGGCGTACCGGACGGATCGGTTTCCGTTTCAATCCATGCCGTAAAGAAGCTCTGCACCAGCGCCGCCATCAGCTCCGATTCCGTGTAGCGGCGAAGCTGCAGCAGCGGCTCAATAACCTGTGCCAGATACGGAACGCCGCGGTACTGATCGGGGCGCTCGCTGTCCATGATGTGCAGGATATTCGGCAGGCCGGTGCGCTCGCCGTAGGCCGGGACGCGCGTCCATTCCTGTTTCTCGGTCGTGATCTGGTGCGGATAGGTGTTGCTGATGTAATAGGCAACGACGCGGCCGTTTTTGTCGACCTCCACGCCGTCGAAAACGCGGTGACCGGCGCCGGGCTTCCCATCCGGAACGACGGCATCCATGAAGCCGCCGTAGGTGTAGCCTCCGCTGAAGTTGGTAGGTGTGGAAACGCGGTCTGCTTCAATGACGTGCAGCCGCATAGAATAGGGATTCAGCGGCGCCGCCGGGTAACGCTTCACCAGGACAAACACGTCTCCGGACATGAGCCACGATTTGAGCGCGAGCTGCTGCAGCGCCATGAAGTTGTTCAGGCCGAGCGCGTCGCAGTTCTGCTTTTTACCGCCCCAGAGCCGAAATTCCATCTCGGCTTTGTGCTGCCACTCTTTTGCCGCCTCCGGAGAAAGCCCCAGCAGGTCGCGGTCGACGGTCGCTTTCAGCGTCAAGCCTGTGCCGACAACCTTTGTGCGGTTGGTGTTGATGGCGCTCGTGGCCACGGGCGACGCCATATAAAGCATTCTCGACCGCTGGCGCAGCGTGGCGTTGTTGCGGTTAATATCTTCGTTGGGCGAACCGCTGTCTGGGGTGAACCCCTTGAGCGCGCGCCGGGTGACGCTCGCGCCAGCTTCGCTATACCCCTTGGCATACGGTGCGGCGCTCTGGCGATGATTTTTCTTGCTCAATGCTTTCGCCTCCTGTGAAATAGAAAACGGACGGTCTGGCGGCGAAAGGAGAAAACTCCGCCAGACTGTCCGTGCAAAAGCCCTTTCGGGCGAATTGCTGTATTTATCATTTTCGTGGCCTCACGAAAAAGGTCACCAATCGCGGGGGATGACGCCGAATGCCTTGCGGCGCTTGCTGCCGTTCAGCTCCGAGGTCAGTTGATCGATCTCGTTCTCCATCTGCTTAATTTCCTCAGACAGCGCCGGGAGATCAAAACGGGTGAGCTGCCTGTCATCGATCATGTAGGATTTTACGCCGCCGTCTACCAGCGCCGTGTATGCGTCGTAGAGCTTTTCAAGCGCCGCTTCGCGGAACGCAAGCCGCTTCTCAATGATGATTCTGCTTGCCATAAAACACGCTCCTTACCAATCGTCGTAGTATTTCTGCCTGCCGCGCTGCGCCGTGCGGCGCTTCGGCGGTGTGATGTTCGCCGAGGGCGGAGCAGGCACACGGACACCGGAGGCGGCCTTGATCTGGCGGTCAATCTCATCAAGATTCTTGGGCAGAGCCTTGAACGCGGCCAGCGCGTAGTTGCGGCAGTCCAAAGGCTCGTTGCGCTCGTGTCCGGGAATCTTCTTCCACGACCACGGCTGCTTCTTATTCGGATCATAAACCTTCGTTTCCGACAGCAGCCCCGCAAAATAGGCGCTACCGTAATCGTCGCGCTTCGGGAAATGGCAATATTTCTGTCCGGGCGTCTGTACGCGCAGATTATCCATGATGATTTCCTTTCCGGAATCGACGCCGAGCTGATATTGCCAGCAGGTGCCGACCGCAATCTGATTGACGAAGATCTTCTGCTTTTTCGGCGGCGAGATATAGGGCTTATCCTGTCCTGGCATACCTTTGATGCAGAATACCTTCTTGCTGATTCTGGCGTTGCATTGTGCGCGAACGCTCTGCGTGAAGTGACCGCCCTCATCCACGAAGGACATAGACACCCGCAGGCCGACGCCGTTCTCAAAACGCATCACACGGTCGAACACAACTTCATCGAGTTTGTTCCATGTGGCGTCATCATCCGGGCGCCCCATGACGATTCCTTTTTCAATGCCCCATGTTTCGCCGAAGAACCCGTGCCCGACGATCTCATACTCCATGCGGTCATCCTGCGTATCAACGCCAGCCGTCAAAACGAGGACGCCCGGCGGCAGCTCTACCGGCTCACCGTTTTTGTCCTTGCCGTAGTCCTCACGGCGAGCGAGCAGGGAATCCTCATCCTCGATGTCACCGCGATCTTCCCACGGCTCGCCGAAGCAGGTGTTGAAAACGACCTGCATCTTTTTCGTGCTGCCGAGCGCATTGAGATATTTCAGGACAATAGATTCCCACGAAGCCCACTGGCTGACGAAAGCGTTCAGCCAGAAAGAACGGGTTCCTTGGCCGTAGGCTTCCGGATTCTCGGCAATCCATTTTGCCGGGGCGCGTTTCATCTCCGCTTCCGTGGAAATGCAGCCGCAGCCGGGGCAGGTGTAGTACACCTTCTTGACCTTGTAGGTCTTCTTGTGAGAGACGATGATTTCGTCGTACTCAAAGCGAATATCAGACCAGCGGATTTCGTGGTACTCGCCGCAATGCGGGCATTTGGAGTTCCACCGCTCCATCGTGCCTGTGTAGTAGGCAGCTTCGATGGCGCTGGCATTTTTGATCGTCGTAGTTGATACTTCGACGGCCTTCGCATTATAGAACGTGGTCTGCCTGGCCATTGCCAGATCCCACGGATCGCCCTCATTGCCGGCGCTCGTTGCCCATCGGTCGCGTTCGTCGCCGAACACATAGCGGATAGGCTTTGATGCCAGCGCGTGTGCCTCGGTCGAGCCGCACATCGTAAGGATGCCGCCCGGATAGGCCTTTTGGAGAATCGTATTGTGAGAGTCGCGGCTTTTCGGCGCGGCGATCTTCTGCCGCAGAGCCGGACTGTCGCGCAGCATCGGCGCGATACGGAGCTTGGAATACTCCTGCGCGTCAATGGTTGTGGGATGAATGAACAGAATAGAGCCGGGGTCCTCGTCAATGATGTAGCCGATGCAGTTATTCAGAAACTCGGACTTGCCGACCTGCGATGCGGCTACCATGACGATGTGCCGAACCTTTGGGTCCGTAAAAGCGTCCATCGGCTCGCGCAGATAGGGCGTGCGCTCTGTACGCCACGGGCCGGGTTCGGCTGCGCTCTCAGCAGAGAGGCGGCGTTTGGCTTCTGCCCATTGGGTGACGGTAAGGTCATCAGGCGGCGTCATGCCAGCCAGCACCTTGCGCATGGCCTTGTTCAGACGTGCCGCGCCGCGCCGTTTGGCTTGGCGTTCGGCTTCGGCTTTTTTCAGCGCATCGGCCGCTGCCTCATTCTTCGTCATAGCTGCGCCCCGCATTGCTCCAGTCGCGCCGCTCGTTTACTTTCTCGGCGTATTTCTCAGGGTCGTAGTGATACGCAGCCAGCTCGCGCATGACCTTATGGACTTCCTTGCGGATGATCTCGGCAGCCTCAGCCGGGCTTTGCGCGGCGGTGACGTCAACCGACAGCCGCCCCGGAAGCGACAGCAGCGCAGCGCGGATGGTGTAAATTAGATCTTCCGTGAAGCCCTCCACATCTTCCGAGCGGTGCAGCTTTCCTTTCAGCTCCTCGACCTCCATCTTCGCAAGCTGAGCTTTGGAGAGCTTGAGCTGCGCTTCGGACTGCCGCTTCGCTGTTTCCAGCTTCTGCTCGGCCTCACTGATCTGCGGTTTGGAAAGGAAATTGATATATCGCTGAACCGCGTCGCCGAGCTGGAAGTAGCCGCGTCGCACCGGAACGATTGTTCCGTCCTGCGCCATCTGCTGCACACGCCGCGCCGTCACGCCGAGGATCGCGGCCAGCTCTGTCGTGCTGATTTCAGCTTCGGCATCGATCTTGATTCTCGTTTCAGCCATATAGCAAACTCCTTTCACGCTTTTTCTGATGGGGCTCAGCGGAATTCCACCGCGGCACCCGTGCTGCACGGGCGTGGTCCTTACCCCGATGTGACCATATGAACATTAGGAGGTCGGCGCGGTATGCCTCACCCGCGCCGTGGTATGAAAAATGCGCGGTATCTGCCTCGATACCAGCACATATTCCAGCGGTAATCGTAACGAAATTACCAGAAAAACAGGAAACTAACTAGGCGAAAAATGGGGTCGTCGAGCCCGCAACAGATGCCGCCCCCTCCCGACAGTACCTTTTCAGCGGCCGAATCGATCACGACGCATGATACCCTGCCACCCAGCAAACTTATCGCGCGTGACAACGTCCTTCTCGCAGGGCTTCTTGCAGCCTTTGCGCCCTCGATGGCAGATGCACACCGTCTTTCCATTGACGATCTGCACCCAGACAGGAATCTTCTCTTGTTCTTGCATCGTTTATCGCCTCACATCGGTACGGATTTGACAGGGGATTGGCTGCATACCCACCCAGCCCTTATGAATAATTACCGGTGGCTACGATTGTTCTACGGAGAAAACTGCATCGCCCTCCTTGATGAACATGACGTGGCCGCAATGCTCACAAACGACCTTGGCATACTTGGGCGGCTTCTCGGCTACGCTCAGAGCGGACGCTTTGGCGCGGTCTACTTGCTCCTGCGTGGTGATTGCAACATTCTGTGCTTCTTCCTTTGCGGCGTTATCCAGATAGGCTTGGTATCTGGCACGGCGGTCCTCTTCGGATTCACCGACCACCCCATCATCGAAAAGAGCATCGGCGTCAAAATCGTCGCTGGGAGCGGGGAAGCCAAGGGATTCGAGATCGAAGTCAAAGTCAAGGTTGAGCATATCGATCTCGTGGAGCAGCTCGTCGTTGATCCACTCGGAGAATTCGGAAATGCGGTTGTCGGCCAGACGGTCGAGCTTGATCGTTTCTTCGTCGGCGTCTGTTACGACGCAGGGTATTTCCTCCATGCCGAGCCGAATGGCGGCAGCATAACGGGCATGACCTTTGACGATGATACCGTTGCGGTCGATGACCAGCGGCACGTTGAAGCCAACCTTCGGAATGATCTCGACAAGCAGGTTGACCGTCTTATCGTTTTTCCGGGGATTGCGGACATAGGGCTTGACCTCGGAAATCTTCTTCATCACGATCTGATTAACAATCTCCATCAGTGCCAGCCTCCTTTCGATACTTCTGAAGCTGACGTGCCTGATTCTCGGAGATCGCAGCGCGTGTGAATGAATTGTTTTCGTAGAGCTTCGCATATCCGGTGATGTGCTTGAGGCGCACTAGCTCTTCCGGTTCTAGGCCAAGCTCATTGCAGACCTGCAGATCGGTCGCGCCGTTCATCAGCATTTCCATGACGATATTGGACATACCGTTAATGGAGTGCTTGCCTCTGGCGCGGTTGTGCCGGACTGTCGAAGCCATGAGGTCGTTCATGGTCTTGCCATGAAGCACAACACAGGGCAGCTTCCCCTCGCATGAAACGTAGATGTCTTTGAATCTGCGCATGATGCTGTATCGGTGGAAGCCGTCGACGATAACATACCGGTCTTTCTTTTCGTCGTAGATGGTAACGACGGGCTGCGTGTAGCCGTCCGCTTTGACGGAGCGATAAAGCAGCTTCATCTCCTGCGTGGCGACACTGTTGGGGTTGTAGTCGTTTGCGTGGACCTTTTCAATGGGTATCCACTCGACCTGATGAATGGGCTGATCTGAAATCATTTCTTGCTGCCCATATATTGCTCAAACTGCGCGGCGTCGCGTTTGCGATAGGTGGGAGCCTTTTCCCGGATGCGGAAACGGGAGCGGGCATTTGCGTTGTTCGTGCCATCAATATCATTCAGGACGATCTCTTTGACATGGACACGATACCATTCGTCTCCGGTCTGATTCTTCCAGCGGTTTCGGAACAGCTCGTGGTATTCGGGCTTCACGATATTGGCAAGCAGATAGTCGCGGTATTCCTGCCACGAACGGAACGCAAAGGGGAGCTGGCGCGGGATGATGTCGCCGCTGTCAAAGGTATGGGCGAATGTACCGACGCCAGATACGCGACGGATGAACTTGTTGTAGGTGTCCGGCTCAAACTCCTGCAGCATTTCAATCGAGTGCCAGGCGGTTTCGTGGATGAGCGCTGAGACGCGCATGGCCTCCTTGGCCAAGCCCCACTGGTATTGCAGATCGTAGACGCGATTGTACGACCAGTGATTCTTGGCAATGGCTGTCCAGATGTCATCGTTAGTGAAATCGTAGATCGGCCAGAACACCTGACACCTGCCAACTTTCTTCTTGCACCACGTCACGCCTTTGTATCGGGCTTCATGCTGCGTGATAGCAACGCGCCGGTTCAGGCTTTCCGTCATGCGCATTCCCACCAGCACGGCACAATTCTCAGAATCGGTGCAGTGGGACGGGAGGACGTTGACAAGCTCATGGAATCGGTTTTCGCTGCTGGGGTTTTCCTTGATGGAGAGCGGGTGCTGCGGGTGAATCCAGATCGCTTTGTCCTCCGGATTCCAAACACTGATAAAATTCTTCTCCGGGGAGAGCGTGTTTGTGAACTCAAAGGGAATCTGATACCAATACGGCGTGACTTCCGGCAGCTCCATGATGTGCTGCATATAGTCCACCGTCGCTTGCCACTCGGCTTCCTGATCGAGCCAGAATACCTTGAGCGGCAGACGCCCGCGCTCCTGCGCAACCATAAGCGCCATGCGGAAAAGAACTGTGCTGTCCTTGCCGCCGGACATGCTGACGATTACATCGTCGTGGCCGTCGAAGATCATCCGCAGCCGTTCCAATGCTTCATCGAATACGTTGTTTTGCAAGTAGATCATTGCTGCTGACCCCGCGCCGCTCATGTGAGCAACATAGGGTTTCCTCCTTTTTTCGATGTACCCGCAGCCGGCAGCGTTGGCGATACGCCGCAGGTCCGAGCCATCCTCCACGCAAGGAGCATCGTGGAGGCAAGTCCTCCTTCCGAATAAAATGAGCAGCGCCCCGATCAGGAGCGCCGCCCGGCTTGATTTGGAATTTTACAGTTTACATGAAATCACATCTCAGGGGTGATTGCAAGCGTCACAGCGCGTCAGTGCGTGTCATGGCGGGGCAAGTTCCGAGGAAGCGATAACATATGGACTTGACGCCATCCTCGGAATTTCGCCCACCAAGCACACTTGCAACTACCTTCCACGGCATACCTCGGATGAAACGCAGCCGGAATACAAGGCGTGTGGTGTTATCCTCGATTCCGGCGATCCAGACAGCGATCGTCTCCTCGCTTCTGGCGATCTGTTCTTTCAGCGCGTCGCGCTGCGTCTCCATGTCCGCAATCTCCGCGCCGAGGACGCCGACCTTGTCATTGACGCCGGAGGCGTGCGGCATTCCATCCAGCTTCTGCGCCCCGGGAACGGCAGCATTCCACAAGCCCTGAAGCAGTTCTTCCGTTTTCTGAAGCTGCTGGACAAGATCAAGATGCCCATTCAGTTCCGCCAGAGTCATGTGTGCCGCCCCTTTCCATCGTTACTTTGCTTTTTTCCAAGCCCGGATTGCGGTTTTCTTTGTGCCTTTCGGTGTACCCGCTCTACCGCAATTATAACACCTGACGCAAAACATGGGCGGTGTTCTTGAACGCAGATATACTTCCTCGATCTTGCAGCGACTGTCTGCACCGCAAAATCGGCAGGTCAATTCATCGGTTCTCGGCATAGCGTCACCTCCCAGTCAAAGACTTGCCAAAAGAGAAAAGAGCTTTGGCGAGAACGTCCGCAGAAGCACCATAATTGTAAAAGCAGCTTGAGAGCCGGTCAAATGCATCGCAGATTCTCTCACAACGCAGATATGCGTTATATGCTTGGAAATTGCTGTCGCCGGGTGCCTTGTTCCGCATAAGTCCGTTTGCATGATTTCGGCTATACCCGCGAGCCATCAGCAGCTTAACTGCGCGTTTTCTTGTCATGTGTCTCTTTCCTTCCTGATAAATTTCACGCCACAGTTCCAGCAGAAATTATCGCGAAAACCGTTGACTTTGCTTCTGCAAATCGGGCAGCGGTGCGCTGATATAATTTCTCCCTTGAGGGCAGGCTCGTTGGAATCGCCAGTGTAAATATTGCAAGGGTAACGTACCAGACGGACACCCTCACCATAGGGAAGTCCGAGCAACCTTGACACTGGAATGCTTAATGCTTCTGCGAATCGTTCAATCGTGACTGGCTTTGGATTTCGCGCGTAGCTGGATGTGCTTTCATACTGTGCGATCATTGAGCCAGAAACGCCAATCCTCGCACCAAGTTCAGCTTGTGTCAATCCAGCTTCCTCACGTGCAGCACGGAGCCGTGCAGCAAACTGAGTATCATTCATTGCTCCTCACAGCCTCCTTTTCACGTTCCATACGTTTCTGTTCCATACGTTCCAGCCGATCATCGCTTGCGACAGTCCATTTCCGACGTTCTGCCGCTTTCGGGCGGCGCAGGAAATCAGCTCTGGCATTCGAGGTGTAGGCGGCTGGCATACCCAGCTTTTTCGGCTTAGACATTTTTCTGTTCCTCCAAAGCCCGCTCGGCTTCTTCTAAGCTGAGAAACATGGTTTTGCCAAGCTCGCTTGCCAAAAAGCCATTCGTCTCGCCCCGGTAGTTTTTTGCGGATATGATTATGGTGCGAAGTGTATCTTGGAGGTAAAAAGCTATCAGGGTAATGGTTTTTGGATAGATCTTTCCATTTTCAAGGCAGTACAGCGTATCGCCGTATTTGCAGGGAGGCAGCATCACAACGCGCCCCTCATCATCAGCCGCCATTAGCTTTCTGATTCGCTCGGCTTTCGACGTATCATCCGCGAAAGCGGATTCTATAATGGTTTTGGCTTTCACCACCTGCTCCGGTGTCAGCCCCGTAGCTTCGTAAGAAGCCAGACGAGCCAACGCAACCTCATATCCGCGGCGGCACATAATCCGTCCGTCATTGTCGTACCATGTGAGCTTATCCATTCTGCTTCCTCCTGAACTGTCTAGCATAGGGGCAGGTTGCCCAATGCGGCACATAGCCCACGCCGGTTGCTTTGGCTGGGTCTTCCGTGTATTCGCACGAAAGCACTTGCCCGTTTGGGGTGACAATTTTCTTGCTGCCGACGCGCGGCTTTTCGATGTAGTAGCGCGGGGTAGCATCGCAGGGGATGGATTTCCCGGCTGGCGTCGTAATCCAGACGAGCACAGCCATGCACGCTTTACAAGCGGCCATTGTTTTCATCCTCCATTTCGTATTGTTCGATATGAGCATCAGGTGATCTTGGCGAAACGATGATGTTGCCAAACTCATCGGCACCACAGAAAAGCGCCCATTTCGGCAGGCCGGTTTCCCGGCTAACCGCGTCCGAAAGATCTTCTAGCTTCTGCTTGCCCTCTGGCATATCGAGAAAACGCATAACCTTTTTCATCCGCAATTCGAAAATAAGCTCCCGAATCCCTATGTAGGTGAAGATGAGCAGAAGCGCAAGAGTCAAGCCAAGTCCTATAGCTCCGATTCCAAGTAGAAGCGTCTTAATCATAGAACATCCTCCACGTGCCTTTTACGCTCCAATGCCCACCATCCTTCAATGTCGGCTTCGAGCGATACCATTTGCGCCAGCGCCAGAACAGAATCTTCGGCGGCTCATTGTGCTGCCAGCACCGGAGTTCCAGTGCATATTCACGGCGCCGCTCACGGCGCTTCCGTTTTTCACGTTTCTGGCTCATGATGTTCTCCTTTCTCCGGCAGCGGTAGCACCCGGCGGCGCTCAATCTCGGCCCGGTAATTGCCGCAGTGCTTGCATTCATCCGTGATGGCGCGATGGGCGGCACAGCCGCCCAAGACGCACATTTCGGTCAAAACATCACTCATCATCGGAATCCTCCGCAGTTTTGTCCGGCTGCGCACCGTATGTGTCAAAGAGCCGGTGCGTACCTTCTGCCATTTCTTCTTCATCGTCCGACTTTTCATAGCCGAGCGTTTCGAGGATTTCATAGATGTGATCCAAGTCCGAATTTTCGCAAAGCTCATATTCGTAGTGGTTCATGTTCCACACGCGCCGGTAGTAGCTCATGTCCTCGTCATCGAGGGCAGAATAGCAGCAGCAGAAAATCAGCTTTTCCGGCTGGGCTTCCGCCGCGCTGCGGACAAAGCCCATGTCGCAAAAATCTTCGTTTTCATCGTCTGGCGAAAGTCTCATGCCGAGGAGCTGGGCGCAGAACCGAGGGTTGATGGAATTGCAGTAGCCACCATCGATTGACTCTGTTGTTGCCACGCAGAACAAAGAGATTTCCTTCATGTGCTGTTTGAATACGCTGTTCGGAAGCTCTTTGATGAAATCCTTGCGCAGCTCAAAATGGGCCTCCGCGGCTTCCGCAAATTCATTTTCGGCCTGTTCGTCTCTGCGGCGCCGTTCCTCGCGGGCTTCGGCTTCGGGGTCTGGCTGCTGCGATTGCTGGCGTTCCCTGTAGAGTGTGATTCCGGTAGAATCCTTCCTGTAAAAGTATCGAACATCACTTGCGTCTTCTGGTATGGTCATTTCTTTCTTCAAATCCCAGCGGCTGTAGCCAGCGTGGTAGACCATATTGACCGTCGTACCGTTGAATTCGCCGCTTCTTTCAATCTGATATGCAAACTTGTCTGCAATTTTAGCCCATTCAGCAAGTTTCTTTTGGATTTCCTGCTCGGAAATCAGGCTTTTCAGAACGCTGTTGAAGTTCGCCGTGCCGATTGCGTCAAGCGCCTTGTTCTTGTCTTCGGGGCTGTCCAGCTTGTCAAGCTCCAGATAATCGTTGAGCGTCGCACCGCGGGATTCAGCTTTCTGGAATTTCTGCCGGTCGAGGTCAAGCAGTTTTACACGGCGGCGAATGGTGGTCTGAGAGAAGCCGGATTTTTCGGCGATTTCAGCTACGGAATCGCCCATGTTGAGCATCATCTGGAAGCCCTGCGCCTGCTCATAGACGGTCAGATCGCTGCGCTGCATATTTTCAACGAGCATGGTCTGAAGCTGCTCCCGCTCAGACATTTCGACCACAATACAGGGCAATTCGGTCAGACCAGCGATCTTCGCGGCAGCGTAACGACGATGACCGATAATGATGGTGTAGTCCGTATCGGGGTTGTCCGGTTCATCCGGAACGACCGTCAGGTTCTGCAGAACGCCGCTGGCTTTGATGCTTGCAGCAAGCTCCGACAGATCACCGAGATCCTTGCGCGGGTTGTCAGCGTGAGGGAAAAGACGGTCGATTGCGATGTTTACAATTTGAGGCATTTGCGAATCTCCTTTCATTCAGGAGCGCGTCTGCGCTCCATTCACGCGGCACCAATGGCGCTGCGCTTGTTTCTTCCGCGCCAGCCGGCAGGCCGGGCAGAAGGTATTTTCTTTGCGCTCGATAAAAGAACGGCCGCACCGGGCGCAATGCTGCGGTGGGATTCTGCGAAACTCGGCACACTCGTCGCAGTTGACGCACAGATCGCAACCTTTGACTTCATCCCAGTTTGCGCACATGAGCCGCTGCCAGTAGGGATTCTCGTCAATGTCGTTGATGCGCTTGCGGAGCACGGCGCAGAGCATTTCGAGCGTTCGCGTGGTTTCGGTGCGCGTTCTGGACAGGCTCATTGCCTGCTTTACGGTTGGGTCCGGTGCGCCGAAGCCCCACGGCTGATCTTTGAGCATGGCGCGTACTTTGTCCTGATTCTCGGTCAGATAGACGAAATAAACTTTCCCACGCACGGCTTTTTCGGATTTGCCGAGTGCCTTGCCAATGGCGGTGTAGCTGTTGCCTTTTCGGATTCCGTCTGCCAGCACATCGAAGTCGATCTGTGTCCAAGCTGCGGATGAACCATGATTGTCGGCCTTGACAGGACGCTCTTTTATACCGAGGTCGTTGCACCGGCGCTGGATCGCGCCTGCGGACCGACGCAGTATATCAGAAAGCTCAGCGTATCCGTACCGATGCTGCTGAAGCAGCATTTTCAGCCGCGCGTCTTCATCAGGTGTCCATGGGTCTTTCCGCTGGATGGCAAATGCCTGAAAGTCCTTCTTGCGCTGCTCGGCTACCCATGCAGGCTCCTCGCCCAGCGCCAACGGCTCCATTTTTGAAAAATCAATGAACGAGCGGTGCTGTTCTGCCCATTTCCAAAACTCATTGAGCCGAATGACACGAAAACTGTTCTGATTGACGCGCTTTGTGTGAATCGGGAGGCCGCGGTTTTCAACCCAGCTTTTCAGCTTGTAGTTCCCACCGGCATTGGTGCCGCAAACGGCGATTATAAGCTGATTCATGGATATGTAGTCGCCACCGAATAGAACCGGGCCAAGCCCCAGCCTGTTTTTTCGCACGACGACAGCCTCGACGGAGCGGTTAAGGCGCTTTGCAATCGCGGGGATTGACATGACACCCCATTGATCTTGGAGGAATTGTTCTTCTGCTTTTGTCCATCCTGCGTGATAGCTTTGCAGTCCGAGCGAACGCCTCTTTTGTCGTACAGACCCTTCCGTCCGGCCAAGCGCTGCGGCAATAGCCGCTGCCGACTGTGAGCGACTATGCTCGCGGAGATATTGAAGTTGATCGTCCGTCCATTTTCCCATGTGTCAGGCGATTCCTCCTTTCTGTCAGAATAGTGTGAGTTGCCCGGTTTTCGTTTCCTGCAAGGGCAAGGGCGGCAGCGCGGCAGACGATTTTAACTTGCCGGTAACTTGCTCGGCGGGTTTTTCGTCTGTCTGAAGCAGTAAATCCATCTGCGCCCAAATGCGGCGGTAGTGCCAGATGTCGCGGAAATAAAACGGGGTGTACCATATGTTCTGGTCTGGCCGGGGGATAAGTCCCCGGCGGTCAAGTGCTGTTGAGGGATGAAGAAGCGTGTCGCCAATCACGACGTACCCGGCGCAGCCCATGAGCGAGAGCTGCAGGTAGCACATCAGGCCAACGATGTAGTCAATGTCCTGCGCCGTAAAAAGCACGGAAGTCTGATAGTTGATTTTCTGCCGCGTACAGGCATTTGCAAACGCTACCAGCAACGCTCCTGCACCACAAGCGCAATCGTTGACGGAGATCCAGCCGTCCCGCCCTATACGCGCTTGGAGGTCTGTGCCGGTGATCTCAGCCATCACGCGGCAGACATCATAGGGCGTGAAAAACTGCCCAGCGTGGTCATTGCCCAAATCCAGTGCCATGTAAAGCTCGCCGAGAAAGTCCTGATCTGGATTGAAATCCATACCGATCACGACCTCTTGGAGCATCTGCGAGAATTTGAGCATTTCTTCGGGCTTGTACTTTCCGGCAATCGTCATATACGTCTTTTCACGCTCGGCAGCGTGGCTCCGGTCAACGGTATTTGAGATCGCGATTGCGGCGAGTGTTATGAAATCTTGCCAGATTTCCCAGCGTCCATATCGGCCGCAGAGGGAGTTGAAGATCTTTACAAACTCCGTCTGATGGGTGCTTTTCAGATTGTGCGGCACGCTTCTTCCCATGGCTTATTCCTCCGTCTGCGCCGGTTCAGGCGGTACGATGGAACGCTTGGTGACTTTGCCCTTGGTGGACTCGACGCCAGCATCGAAGCCGCGCCGGTAGACACGATAGAGGTACTTCGTCATGTCCTCACGGTTCATGTGTTTGATAGCCTTGTAGTCCTCGCGCTTGAGCATCGGCGGCTTCAACTCATTCATCAGCCGCGTCCTCCATATCGTCCGGTTCATCAGCCGGGAGCACTTCGCGCGGATTCGAGCCAGCGTACGGGCCGACGATGCCGTTTTCCTCCAGCAGCTCCATGATGCGGGCGGCGCGGGCATAGCCGACATTCAGGCGGCGCTGGAGGAGAGAAACAGTCGCCTTGTTCTCCATGCGCACAATGCTGACAGCCTGATCGTAGAGATCATCGTCCGTGGCATCGGAGCTGTCGGCGGTGTCGCCGAGATCATCGTCCGCGCCATCTTCTGCGTCATCGCCGTCGAGCATTTCAGGGGCCTCGGCGTCATCGGAATCTTCCAGATCTTCCTCGTAGGCATCATCATCTTCGACTTCGTCCTCGTTGATGACAGGCATCATGCCGTCTTTGAGGCTGCGCTTTTCCATGACGTCGCGGAAGAAATACTGCATCCAGTACGTCAGCATCTTCATCAGGACGGATTCGATCTTTGTCCGCAGCGTCTTCGTAATTGTAAAGGTGCCGCCGGTGACCTTGGTTTCCAGCGAACCATCCTTGAAGATCCACGTCATTTTGGCTTCGGGGCTGATATACCCGGCTTCCTCGACGTTCTCCAGCATGGAGAGCTGGGCGTCCATGCCCTGAATCGGGGAGATTGTGAATGTGGGCGGATAGGTGTCTTTCTGGAAGCGATACGTCAGGTCGTGTTCTTCGCATAAACCTTCCATCTTCTTTTTCTGCGCTTCATACATCGAAATTTCACTCATGGTAGTGACTCCTTTCAGTCGTCAGTCGAGCAAAAACAGCGTTCCATTCCAAGCTGTCTTCACTCTGTAATTTTGTAGATCGGTTTCTTTTACGTACTTTCGGCCGAACAACGTTTTCATGTTCTGCCAGTCGCTCCAAGGGATTTTGTAGACCTCGCCGGTCGAGAAACCGGCAACGACGAAGCAGCGAGCGCCGAGCCGCTGGTGCCTGTCCATGTAGGACGCCTGAATGTCGAGCACGCGATCCTGCGTCAAACGGTCAGTGGACGTGAATTTGGCTTCAATCAGAATCGTCCGCCCGCCTTTGAGCGTACCCTTGTAGTCGACCTGCGCCTTCTTTGTATAGCAGGCGAGGAAGCGACCGTTACCCTCCGGCTTGATAACCTTCATCGGCTCCGGCGTTTTTTCAATCAAGGCATACCCACGGTCGCGGTAATAATCGAAGGTGCTGTCAAGACGTTGCTCGAAATACTGTCCTTTCTGGCGGGCGATCTTGCCCAGAAGCTGTCTTTTCGGGTCTTTTGCCATGGCTGCCTCCTAACCTTTGCAGTACCACATACCGCATTGCTCGCAGTAGATTCGGCTGTCCGGGTCGTTGCCTTGCGGAAACTCTGCCTGGAAGATGTAACCCTTGCCCCAGAGATCGCTGTGATTTCCGGAAAGAACATCTTCCGCTACAGCCCATGCCCGCGCAACGGCGTGGGCCTCGCCGGGCTCAGATGCACGAGCTGGCCAGACAACGCCAGTTTCCGAAAAGGTGCCGTACTGCTTCGGCTGCGTCAGAACACCTTCGAGCGTGTCGGGATAGCGCGGGTCAGCTCTGCGCATAAGGGGAACGTCGCATACGCGATAGCGGCACAGGTCGCAGCAGTTGTCGCCGCCGGCTTCCGTATAACAGGTGATGGCAAGGAGCTCCAAGTCGCGTTTGTCCTGTGCGTCTACGAAGCCGCCCTTTCCGCAAGGCTCGCTGTCTGCCTCTTGGGGAGGCTCTGGCAGATCGTATGTACTGGGAATATCGGCTGTTTCGTGTTCGACCTCCGCGTAGGCTTCGACCTCCAAGCGGCTCTGATAGGCCGCTTCGTCAAACGTCGGCGAAATTGCCGCGGAAACAACAGGCGTACTTTCGGTTTCGCGTGGCATCGCAATCGCAAGCACCAACGCGGCGAGCAGGATCAGCGCCGCCAGAAGAACAACCGTAGGCAGGTTGCGCCTTGCCCATCTTTTCATATCCTCATCCTCCATTCTCATTTCCGTCGCCGAGCGCAAATTGCTGCGCGACGCTGGAAATCATCTGTTTTATGTCTAACGGGAGCGCCATATACTCCCGATCGCTCTTGATGCGCACCGTGTAGGAGCGCTGAAAGTTGGAAGCGACCACGCTTTGCACTGTTTCGGCGTTCATCATGCCCCATTCCCGAAGCTGCTGCGGTGAACCGACAAGCCGCTGAATCGTAGGTGGCAGACGGTCGTATTCTTCTTTCGCGTTGTAGCCGCTGTTTGCAATCGCCCGGTAGACCAGCGTCCACGCCTCGGCGGCGGTCATTTCCTTCGGCATACGCATCTTCGTGATTTGCTCTTTGACTTCGCCGATGTTCGGTGGAAACGTGTTTGTCCGTGAGGCGATCATGGCTTTTACTGCAACGGCAACGACCATGACGGGCTCATCCTTGAACATCTCAGCCCAGAGATCGACGATCTTGTTTGCCTCCTTGGGGCTGAGGCCGTTATAGAACTGCGGGTAGGCCGCTTTCAGAACCGCCAGAATATCAGCCGTTTCAAGCCTGTCCATTTCTCATACCCTCCGCGATGTCGGTAAAGACGTTGCCACTGGAGCTACCACCCTGATAACGATACTGCCCGCCCTTGTCCTGCTCCTTGGAGAGCCAAGCATTGATAAATCGACGGATTCCTGATTTCGTCTTGCGCCGCTTGGGATTGTCGGTGCTCCAGCTTGACATCTTCCTGAGTTCCTGCATGACGTTGACAGCGGGGTACAGCTCACACCAGCGGTTGTAATCCTCCGGAGACACATCGAAGAACGTCTTGTCATTGAGGATGATGCTGATGATCGGCGGCGCGGAGACGGTTTCCGGCTCTGCGCAAGAATCCTCCGTATCCTCTATATCTGTGTCTTTATCTAAACTCTTATCGCTAATCTCTTTATCTCTATCTCTATTCTCTATCTCTGTGGGGACAGTTGTGGGGACATCAGTGGGGACATTGTCCCCACTTTGGAGCGCCGGGGAATTACGTTGCCTGCGCTTCTTTTCGCCCCAGTCTGTCTCGCACCCAACAAGATTGTTGTGATCTGCGAGAACAAGAACGCCGTCGATGCCCTCGTAGACAAGACCAAAGGATTTGTAGAGATTGAGCGCCACGCGGATTGTGTCCGCGGAGAACCATTTGAGATCGCGCTGGATTTTCGGAATGTCGTATTTGATAACGACCTCACCAATCTGTCGAGATAAGCGACCATCGGTGTTGATGGTCTTGAGACAAAGCATCTGATAGAGAACAACGTAGTTTGCACCGTCTGGCTGTGACATAAAGTAGTCAATGGTGTCGGAGGTCATAAAGCTCTCCTTGAGCTTCATCCAGTAGAATCTTTTGCCTGTTGCCATGAGAGACCTCCTTAGAACGGCAATTCGCTGTCATCGTCCGCGAGCTGCGAGAAGCCGCCGGTCGGGTCGTAGGTCGGCTCGCCCTTGGGTTTGCCGCCGTCACCGTCGCGCTTAGAATCGCCAAAGTAAACGCTGTCGGCAAGAATCTCGGCCGAGCGGCGCTTGTTGCCTTCCTTGTCCTGCCAGTTGCGGATTTGAAGCCGACCGCCCACGACGATCATGCGCCCCTTGCTGAAATACTTCTCTACGAACTCAGCCGTACCGCGCCACGCAACAATGTCGATGAAATCCGTTTCCCGCTCCGCGCCCTGCGCCGCGTAATCGCGGTCGCAGGCAATGGAGAAGGAGACAACCGCCGTGCCGCTCTGCGTTCGGCGAAGCTCCGGATCGCGGGTCAGACGGCCCATGAGCACAATGCGGTTAAGCATGATCGGCCTCCTCTGGCGGAACGCGCGGATCGGGAATATCCTCACCGGCCGGGGAAGCGTTCGGTTCTGTGAGGACTGCTTCGAGCGCGTCGAGCACATGCCATCTTTCGATGCTGGTGGAATTGAGGATCGCCTGGCAGACGCGCAGCCGCTCGGACTCGCGAATCATCTGCTCCAAGTCGACGTCCATGATGATACCGGCGCCGGGCGATTCGTCAAACGGATAAACGTGAGCGTCTTTTTTATTGAAATTGAGCATTTTTGAAATCTCCTTTTTCGATGATTTTGATAACTTCCTGGCACTGCGGAATGTCAAACATTCCGATATGCGTCTTCTCGATCGGAAGCCCCATCTGCTCGGCGAGCCATCCGTAGGCGGCTTTGCGCCGCCCGCGGAAAGGACCGGTTTTCCAGAGAGGGTCGAATGATGCGTGTGCTGCCATCTTCCATTTGCGGAGTGCGGCATCTGCAAGGCGCCCGAGCGGTTTATCCGTTCTGCCATGGCAGCCTACATACGCGCCGCAGTTTCTGCAGAGGTAGGCGGTGTGTCCAAAGCTGCGTCCGTAGATTTCGGAATCATCGACCAGCGCAGCTTTGTGACCGCAGTAATTGCAGTAAACGGTCAAGGTTTCTTTGCCTCCTTTGATCTATCCGGCGAGTCCGTCTTGATGCCCAGTTCTTCACACTCGGAAATGATTCCGTCGAGGAAAACAGCCATCTCCGCGCTGGTGTATTCGCTGGTGCCTTTGAGTGCGCGGTAGTGGATGAACTTCTTTCCCTCGATATAGCCAGTGCCAATCTCGGCATAATGCCGAGCCACGAGCCGGGGCGGTACGCCGTCGCGCAGGGAAAACAGCACCTTGCACTCGTTTCCGGCTTCGTCGATGTAGCTTTCACCAACGCCGTAGCGCCGAATCATTTCTTCGTAGACAGATTCCTTGTCGGTTTTCAGCCTGGCGGCGAGCTGCTCAATGAGCGCCCATGCGTAGCTGTTGGCGCGAAGCCCGCGAGGATCGGCTTTTTTCGTGATGGTAAACGTGATCGGGCGTTCGCCGAAGTTCTTCCAAATATCCTTGCAGCTTTCCCGCGTGTAGATCGACAGGATATATTCGCCGCTCCGGGCATAGGTGATGTCTTTCAGAAAGCCGTTCATGCCTGTTCCTCCTCGACGTGACCGTGCAGGTAAACGTACTCGCCAGCAGGTCCGATGTTCTGGTAAATGAAATCGTCACACTTGGCTTTGGAAAGGTGTGTTCCGAGTACGCGCCGCTCATAGACGAATTCGCCGTTTGCCTTTTTCTCGCTGATTCTGGCTTGGATTTCTTCGTCCTCGTAATTCGCTTCCAGCAGGTAGAGGTCGAAGTTCGGCGCTGAGATCCCGTTCAGGTTGTTTGTGTCAGTGGCGTAGAGGACCTTTCCAGCCGGAAGCAGCAGCTTGTAGCCGCAGTTCGGAACGTCATGCACCAGTGGCACAGGCTCGACCGTAAAATCACCGTAGCTATATCGGTGGTCAAAATCGTACAGGTCGATGTTTGCGGGCTTGACGCCAGCTTCCACCAGAGGCCGCACCAGCCATCGGCAGCAGCCGAAACGGAGCGCCGGTCGGTCCGCTGCGAGGGCGTGGAGCGTGCTTTTCCGGAAATGATCTCCGTGCCAGTGTGTCAGCAGAACAAGCCTGAGAGCTTTTGCAACTGGCTTCACGACCTTGTACGGAACGCCGCAGTCGACGAGAATCTGCCCGTCGATCACAACGGCGTTGCCGGTAGATCCGGTTGCAAGGACTTCGTACGGAACACTCATTACAGCGAATTGAGGTCAATCTGCTCCGGTTCACCGGCGTTCTTCTGAAGTTGTGCCGGGGCGCTGCCCTCAACGGCCGGCTGCGGGGCGTCGGTCGTAAGCTCCAGCTCGTCGGAATGGTCGGTAATGATTTCACCAGTCCTCGGGTCAGCAGTCAGGACAGATCCGTCATCAATAAACGCCTGCTGTATTTCTGTGGACATGATGCCCCACTTGCTGATAAGCTGGCGAAGCAGCGTTTTTTGAGCCATGCTGTCAAAGTCCTTGTACCAGAACGAGGAGTACTTCCACATATCCTTGTCGGCAATTTGACCGTTCTGGATTTTTTCATAGGCATCCTTGCTGAACGCCTGCGAATATGTATCCGCATGGTTGAGAACCTTTTCACGCGACCAGTAGATGCGCTTCCGGAAACCATTCAGGTACTCGAAGTGCGCCATGTAGCCAACGATCGGAAGCCTTTCACGCAGATCGTCATCCTCAATGAACCTGAATCGCGGTTCTGCCGTTTCGGGATCTTTCCCCAAATATTCGCCTTGCCGAATCTCCATGCAGCCCAGTTTCCGATACTGGCCGCTGCGAAGCGCAAGCTGGATATATCCCTTGTAACCAAGGACAAACTGTGCTTTGGAGCATTCGGGCGAAAGCAGGTGACCTTCACGGTCATACTTGGCTTTCTGCTTGAACGGAACGAGATAATACTGGCCGAGCTGCGGCGAAGGAGAGAGATTCAGGGCTTCGCCCAGCAGACCACCGGCGAGGATGGAGCCGGGGTCACAAGTCTGAAGCGCCGGGGTAATAGCGACGGCGGACGTGATCGATGCGATGAAGCGGTTTGCGCGCCCCGGTTCTTTCAGCGTGTTGTTTATAAGGTTTCTGTAGTTTTCCGTGGTGATAGCGACGGAGAACGTCTGCTTCTTCGCAGGCGCGATGTTAGAACTGCTCATAGTCGTAACCTCCATTTACGAGAAATTCTTTGAGTGCTTTCAGCTTGTCAATGCCGCCGCGGACGCGGAACGAAACCTGATAGATCTTTTCAGCAGGCACCTCGGTGGGAATGGGCTGCTCGACGGGTGCAGAAACGGGGGCAGGCGGTTCTTCGTTCAGAACTTCTTCGATTTTGGCCTGCGCGGCCTCCTGAACATCCTGCGCAGATTTCATAGCTGCGCGGCGGCGAGCGGCTTCTTCCATCTCTTTGTGACGCCGGTCAACGATCAGTGCCGCTTCTGGCGCGGAAAGCGATTTACGGTACTCGACCAAGACCTCATCCTTGTGCTCCAGCGTTTCAATCATCCGCAAATCGTTTGAAACGTTCTGCAAGAACAAGGAAGCCTGTCCTTGCAGCTTTCTAAGAGAATCGGACATCGTGATATTGATGCCGCAGCGCTCAAACGGCGCAATGTCTTCGGGGATATTCAAGCTCGCGCGGTATTCGTTGTAGAACGCGACAATTTCCTCGCGCTTGGCACCTTTGATGCCGTTCTCAACGGAAGCGATTTTGGCTTTCAGCTCAGCGTCTGCCTTGGTAAAAGCGTCGGCCGCACATTCCTTGTAGAGCTTTTCAAAAGCCTCATACGGAGCAAGGATGGCCTTTTTGACTTCACGGCGGCGGGCTTCCAGATCCTGAAACTCTTTGTTCAGCTCGGCGCGGGCTTTCTTGACGTCCTTGTAGGTAGCTTCGGTGCAGGCCAGCGCCAGCACCTGCGCAACACGCTCGTCAACAGAAGCCTTGACCTGCCGAAGCTGATCTTCGATGATCGGGAGCTGCTTAACGACAATCAGGTTATTCTCCATCGGCGGGCGCCTCCTGCGTGATCTCTTTCAGAAGCGGCAAGATCCGCTCGTCGATGCGGCTTTCCGGGACGTCGATCTCGCAGATCACAGCGCGGGCCTCACGCTTGGCCGTGGGGGCGATGACCTCCATTCCGACGGAGGCGTTCGGGATGCTGCAGCGGTAGCTGTACGGGCGTCCGGCGCGGACGCTGCCGGTTTCTTCGTCGCGATAGTAGACATTTACGATCATGTAGATTCTCCTTTCGGCTGCTGATGCAGCGGTTCAATCAGGTCGATGATGACATCTTTTATCTGTTCTGCTTCAACATCGCTGAGTCCGACAATGTCAGGCTCGCCACCACGGTAGCCGTCTTTCATGATTACGATGTTGCCAACGATTGGCTCGCCGTGCTGGTCTGTGCCGTAAAAATATGAGCCGACATAATTCAGCGGGAGATCCAGCAGCCGCCCTTCTTCGTTGACGATCATGCAGTACGGATGGCGCAGGCGCGCAGGCTTAACGTGTTCGATATAGCCGCCGACAGCAGAGCCAACGGTTTTGTAGAGCGGATCACTGAATTCTTCGATGCGGATTTCCAGATCTGTTGTCACGACAATGCCTTTCATGTTTGAGCACCTCCGAAATCAACCGGCTCATCCGGGTCGCTTGGCTCGACAGTGAAGCTGATACGCTCATGGCAGAACCTACGGAAGTTTCCGTCAGGACCCGCCATGCAGCTTCCCAGAAACGATTCTTCGGTGTATGCGCTGCTGCAATTCAGAATGCCGGGCTCCTTGTCGGGGTGGACAGCGCGGAACGCCGCGCAAGCCAGATTGACAGTTGGCGCTTCAACCTCTGTCCAGCCGCCTACGAACGGCTGTCCATCCGTGCCGTATGTGAAGTAGTATTTCATTCGCGATCTCCTTTGCTGATATATCCGCGCACAACATCGGTGAGCCAGTCCTGCACAGTGTCGTAGCCGTCGGCTGCAAGGTGTGCTTTGAGCTGGGCAGCTTCGTCGGCGGTGATTCTGGCGTGCAGCTTGTCCTTGAGCCTGTGCTGGTCGGCGGTGCGGAGGTGCTTGCGAATGCTGCCGTCCGGGTCGAACTTGGCGTAGAGGGCTTTCATGGCTTTCTGCGTCAGGCAAATCCCGTAGGCGTCGCTGTTCTCGCACTTGCTCTGGCTTGTCATGTCGTACTTGGGGTAGATGGTCTGCACGACAGCGACCATTTCTTTTGCGGGCGTTTTTGTTTTTAGCCGAAGCTCTTTCAGATTGTTCGGCATCTGCATTCCTCCTTGACGATAAGATTTTTCACTGCTATGATCGAAGTGGGTCTTTGTGCCTGGGGCTGTTTCCGTGCCAGCGGAGCGGCCCCGTTTTATTATGCTTGTCGGTCTCATCTCCTTCCTTCCTGCGTTGCAGCCGCCTTTCGTGCTGCAATTCTCTGGTCGAGCCATTCGGCGTTGCCGGGGATTTGCAAGAATGCTTTGAAGCATTCCAGCGTCGCTGCTGCCAGATTGTCGCGGACGGAATCAGGAATTGATGCCGTGTCGATTTGTATGCGCTCGGCCACAGGCAATTTTCAGTCCTCCTTTCTTTTAAGTCGCATATCATGCGACAAACTGGCTGAAAAAAATAGACATTGCTTCTTCGGAAGTAAGTCCAAGCGCGTCGACGATAATATTCGCTTCTTTCACAAAAAGCGTGTCTCCGTTGTTGCTGAGCTTCCGATAAAGCGTAGATCGGCTCATTCCGAGCTTCTCTGCCAACATTTCAGTTGTCACGTCTTTTTCTACCATCTTGCCTTTGAGCTTGTTCATATTGATCACGGCAATCCCTCCTTTCATAAAATTCGCATCTCGTGCGACAACTCGAATATACCACCTGTTTTTGCGTATGTCAACACTATTTTCGCGCTGTATGCGAAAAAATTTCTAATATCTGCGTTTCGATGTTGCAAATATGCGAATCCAGTATTATAATATAGGCAAATCAAACGGAGGTACACGTCATGTCCACTCTTGGTGATAGAATCAAAGAAAAGCGGATCGCAGCAGGCTTTTCTGCCGATGAGCTTGCAAAGCGTATTGGCAAAAACCGCGCAACCGTTTACAGATACGAAAGCGGCGATGTTGATATTCCGGTGTCGGTTGTGGGTGAGATCGCGCTGGCGCTCGATGCTTCCCCGGCCTACCTTATGGGTTGGGAAGAAGAAAAGCCCATCATCGACACGGATGATGGGCTTGTAGAGATTGCAAAAGTATTTACTTCGCTGACGCCTGATAATCGCGCCAAATTGCTTGAACTGAGTCGCCTTTATTTAGCCGCTCAAGGCAGTAACGAATAAAGGCTGCATAGTTTCCAGCACAGGGCAGAGCGCTTTCTTTGGCAAGAATACATTTCGCAACTATGCCCATTTCGTGGCATACGGAATCCCTGCGTTCGGTCATGGAACTCGAATCTCCTTTATCTTTTGTATTCGTTGCCGGCGACGTAAACTGATTATACCATGTCCAGCCAGTTTATTGCAATTTTCGTGAAAATATAACATTCTCGTTATTTCGACACAAGGGAGCAGCCGTATGAGTAGCTTGAGATTTTCAGCAACGCTTTCTGCGTATTCGGTTCCTGTTTTTCAGCAGACGCAAGGGATTTTGCCCGCGATTTCAGATGCTATATGGAGCGATTACGTTTCACCGTCTGGGGGTTACGTTAATTATGCTTCCTACAAAGTGACTGGAATAAACGAGAGAACGGGCCGTAAGCAGAGTAAGCGGATAAGGGCGAGGGATGAAGCGGCCGCAATTCAATGCGCAACCGCAGAAAATGTGTGCGCTCCTTACGTGGTAGAGCTACTTCCGAACGATCCGCCAACGGAAGCTCAATTAGCCTACGCAAGAGACATGGGGGCAGTAATTCCAAATGGAGCGTGTTCGCATGACGTAAGCGCAATTATCTCACGCATTTACAAAGATGACGAGGCTGCCGTCGATGGCAGCCTAGCTGAGTGCGCAATAAAGCACGGTCTTTTACTGTCACGATATACGGGGACAAAAATGATTTTGGAGTTGGTTGACTATCTATCTCCGCAAGAGCAGAAGCGATTCCGCGCAGATTTGAAAACCATCCGAAAAGCCAAGAAAGAACAAGGGGGTGCGAATATTGGCACGAACCGCGACCAAACACCCGGCAAAGCCGAAGCGCGGTAAGAAACTCGAAGCGGAAGAACCCGGCGTTCTGTATGGCCGATATAGCAGCCATAATCAAAAAGACATATCGGTTGAGCAGCAGTTTGAAAAAGGCTACGGACTTGCCGGGGAATATGGTATCCGCATTGTTGAAACTTACGCAGATCGCGCCGTGTCAGGCCGTACCGATAAGCGGAAAGATTTCCAGCGCATGATGGCAGATGCGGCGAAAGGGAAATTCCGCTATGTGATTGCATGGAAATCCAACCGTATGGGGCGTAATATGCTGGAGGCTCTGGTCAACGAAGCCAAGCTGCAGGAGCTTGGCGTCCGCGTTCTCTACGTCGAAGAAGATTTCGACGACACCGCAGCAGGCCGCTTTGCTGCCCGCTCGATGATGAATGTCAATCAGTTTTACTCCGAAAACATGGCAGAAGACATCAAACGCGGTCTGTATGATAATGCCTCGAACTGCATGGTGGCAAATGGACACTTGCCCTATGGCTATAAACGGGATGACACGCTGCACTATGTCATCGATGAGGCGAAGGCCGCTGTCATCCGGGAAATCTTCGTTCGCGTTTCCTGCGGAGAGCCACTTGTCGATATTTATGACAGCCTGAATGCTCGTGGAATCAAAACTTCTTACGGCCGGCCGTGGGGAAGATCGAGCTTCCAAAAGATCCTGTCGAACGAACGGTATAGAGGAATTTACATCTACGGCGATGTCCGGAAAGAGGGAGGCATCCCGCGAATCGTCAGCGACGAATTGTATTTCAAAGTGCAGGAGGTGTTGAAAACGAAGAAGAATCCGCAAGGGCGTCACCGCGTCAACGGCGACTATCTATTGACCGGCAAACTGTTTTGCGGTAACTGCAAAAGCCCTATGATCGGAATTTCTGGCACAGGCAGAACGGGGAAATTGCATTATTACTACGTCTGCCAGAAAAAGCGTTCGGAGAAAACCTGTGATAAAAAGAACGTTCGCCGCGATGAAGTAGAATACCAGATAGCCAAGGCCATTTTTGACAATGCACTTCAAGATCAAGTGATCGAATGGATTGCAGACAGTACTATCGCGTATAACGACCGCAAAGAGGCCGAGGGGCACATCGGCATTTTGGAGGATCAGCTTGCTGATGTGCAGCGCAGCTTGAAAAACATCATGTCGGCCATCGAGCAAGGAATTGTTACTGAAACCACCAAGAGCCGGTTGCTCGAATTGGAATCTGAGCGTTCGGAGATTGAGGGCAAAATTGCAGCGGCCAAGGCTGATATTGTGCCGGTTAACCGCGAGCAGTTAATTGAATGGCTTCTCAGTTTGCGGGAGGGTGACATACACGACAAAAAGTATCAGGCCCGCCTATTCGACACGTTCCTTATTGCCGCATATCTCTACGACGATGGCACAGCAAAGCTCGTGTTCAGTTTCGCGGGGGACAAGAATACAGTCACGGTTCCACTAGCCGAAGCAGTTGATTCCGTCGAAGAAAATACGGCAGAAGGTTCGTTTAAGCTCTGCCTTGCTCCACCATTTTAATCGCTGGTCGAACACCTGAATGCGAGATTATCGTCTTGCGTTATGGTTTCTGGCTGGCCCTCGATTTGACCGTTCAGGTTTGACCTGGGCGGTCTTTTCGTTTAGGGCGGCCGAGGCTCCTCAGCAATGCTCTTCCAGTCGATTCTCTTCCCGCAATCAGGGCAGAATGAGAAACGGGTCAAATCCGTGCTGCGCCGTCGATCGGCGTACTGCTTAAGCGTGAACACCTTTACATAAAGGCTCAGGCAGCTACAAAGCGTGGGGTCGTCCCGCAAACTGCGGTTATATTCCTTCTGGTCTTCAATGTGATTCTTGAGCTCGTCCAAGGTCACGAGCGAGGAATACTCGGACCGATGAAGGACACCGATATAGCAGTCTATAAGTCATTCCTCCTTAAACTATCCTACGGGGCTCCTGGGTGGCCCGTATCGCGTTTTAGACCTGGGACCCTGGTGTTTATACTCCCAGATTTTGGACGCGATACGGACGACCTGGGTTAAGCCTTATTCTGCAGCGGACTCAATACTACCGATCGCCTCGTCAAGCGAATCCAATGCCTTGTTCATAGAGTCGCTTGCCGATTCAGACAGCTCATATTTTTCTCCGCCTTGCAGGCTTTCGGGGATGTTCTCGCGATACTCGTCCTCTTCATCGCGAAGGGTCTCAAGTTCGTCACGAAGGGTACCGATCTGCTCTGCGATCTCGCTGAGAGCTTTTCTACGTACTTTATTCATCTTTGGCGTCCTTTCTTCTGACGCAGGGGCTCAGCCCTGCGCCTTAGCATTTTCAACTTTGTCGGCGATAATATCGGAGCACTGGACGAGGTAGTCAGTGACTTTTTCCCACACGCGGTAGTTCGTAGTCATTTTTGCGACCTGATTAAAAATGTCCATGCTGTAAGTGCAGGCCTGAATCTTATTGAGCATCTTCTCAGTAAGGACGACATACGGAACAAACTCATTGCCGTACCCATGAGGACGAGCTCGCTGCGGGAGAGCTGGTCAGTCACGATCTTGTCAAACTGTTTCAGATTCATTGTGTACCTCCTTCGGCATAATCAGCAAAAAACTGGTGTTGATGGGAACTGCGAGCGCTTTCTCAACAGGCTGCTCCTGCTCGGCAATAAGACCGGACAGGTCAAAGCCGAGACCTGAGAGATACTCAAGACCGAGCTTTGCGTTCGCGAGAGCATTGACGTTCAGCGCAACGTTGTAGTAGGTCTTCTCAACTTCGCGCCGAATATCGGAAAAACGCTTTTTGAGGTCTCTGTCGACCTGGGCCTCACGCAGCTCTGTCTCTTGCAGCTTTTCGGCCATAGGGACTCGCGCAAGAAGTACGTTTTGAATTGAGTACAAGATTGTACCCCAGCTCATAGACAAGGGACCTGCGAGCTCCTCATTCTTCTTGTGCCAGTCCATCATATAGTCGTAAACTTCGGTCAGACGCGGCTCAACGTATGCGACCATCTCGGCAAACTTCGTGCGCTCGAGTTTTTCTGCGAGCAATGTGGCCTTCGCGGCGTTTTCCTGTGTGTCGACCTGCGCGAGGGCCTTGACTTTTTGCTCTTCGAGCCATTTTAATAAGATTTTCTTAGTCACTGTTCTTCCTCCAAATTAGTCCTTGCGATAATACTCGCACTCATAGGCGTCGGCGCGAAGCGGCAAATTCGGAGCCCAGGAGATCGGCTGGCCCATGAGCGCACCAAGCTCCTCGGCAGAGCTGACGCCGATCGGAACCTCGCAAATCACTTCGTCGTGAACATGGAAGACGATCGGGAAGCCGGCGGCCTCAAGCCTAAACATAGCCTCGGCCAGGCAGTCACGGGCGGTAGCCTGAACGATATTCTCCACGAACTTCGGCCCGTAGGACTCAATACGGCCCCAGCCGCCCGAGGACTGAATTGTCCCCTCATAGGTGATATTGTCGTCGCCATCGACGCGGGGCTTGACATAGCTGAGTTCTCGACCGTTCGGCAAGCGCAGACGCATGAGCGGTCCTTGCTTGCGAAGTCTCATACCGTGCGGTAGATCGACAGGCGCCTGCGTCGTAATACACCGACGAACGGCGGCGTCTGTGTCCCACCAGAACTTCGTGATCGACTTATTCGCCGCGCGCCAACTATTGACGATCGGCTTAAGCTCAGATTCTTCAAGACCCATTGCTAAAGCGCCCATACTCTTCATAGCGCCAACGGAACCGCCATAGCCCAGGGCGAGCTCAGCGATTTTACCTTTCTGACGCATCGGGTCGCCCTTCTTGACGGACCCTTTCGGCAGGTGAAACATCTGCTCGGCTGAGGCCTCATAGATTTTGCCGTGCGTGTTGAAGACGTCCATGCGCCACTCTTCATCTGCAAGCCAGGCGAGCACACGCGCCTCGATCGCGGAGAAGTCAGCCACGATGAACCTGCAGCCAGGCTTAGGGACAAAGGCTGTACGAATGAGCTGGGACAGCGTTCCTGCCGTGTCATCGAAGAGCATCTCGAGAGTCTCAAGATCACCCTCTCGAACCAAGCGCCGCGCGGCGTCAAGCTCGCTGTCAGGCATCTTGTTTTGCGGCAGGTTTTGCATCTGCACCAAACGCCCGGCCCAGCGTCCGGTGCGTGCGGCACCGCAAAACTGAGTCAGGCCTCGAATACGTCCGTCAGGGCAAACCGTGCGGAGCATCGCATTGTATTTTTCAGTTGAGGTCTTTGCAAGGCCCTGACGAATATCGAGCATTGCGTGAACCTCTTCATTATCGGTGCCGCTGCGAACGTCACCGATCATCTTTTTGTTGAGGCTCTCCACCTCAAAGCCAGAGACCTCCTCAATCCAGGACTTGAGCTGCGCAGCGCTCTTTGGATTATCAAGACCCGTCAACTCTTTTGCAGCGTCAAGCAGCCGCGTTTTTACGATCTGGTCGATCGCAACCGCATTTTCCGCGAGGACCGTATCAACGCCGACACCGCGGTCGTTGATATGCTGGTCGATTATCCAGAGGTCATGCTCGCTGGGAATCACGGGGAACTTCTGCAGGCGCTTTCTGATCGCGCGCTCCGTCACGACGTCCTGACGGTTATACTCGACATAGAGATTCCACCGCTCAGGGTCATGGTGAGGAAGATTGCGCGTGCGCTCGCCATTGACCTTTGTAGCTTTGCAGGGAATTGAGAAGTACCGAATCAGGGCTTTGCCCGTTTTCGACTTCTGCTTGTCCTCAGGCAAGCCGATCACTTCGCCAACAGCTTCCAAGCTGCCAGGCAAGCCGAGCTCGCGAGCCATGACTGCAGTGCAGCTCCATTGATCTGCAGGAGTCACGCGACCCATAAACGCGCTCAGACAAGTCCGTTCAAAAGACGCATTGAATGCTGTCTTGAGGATTTCGGGGTCATACAGAGCGTCCTGGAGCTCCTGGGGTAGCTTCTGGCCTTGCGCCATGTCGATAACCTCGACAGGACCGTCGTCCCAAGCGTAGCCAAAGAGAAGAATCTCAAAATCAGAACTCGCCGCATAGGCATAGACACCGGCTTTTTGAAGAGAGACCGAGGAGTAGGTTTCAATATCGATTGCGAGAGTTTTCATGTGCTCGCTCCCTTCTTGCTATTGCGGGGGGGTAAAGCCCGAGGGCGTGGGCACGTCGCGTATTTTCCGCGATCGTGCACCACTCGAGCTGGCTGGCGCGGTTATCATGCTTATTGCCGCGTTTGTGGTCTACAACGGGATAACCGTGCGGATTCGGCACAAACATTCTTGCGACGAGCAAGTGAACCTTCACATTGCAGCCGTTCAGGCTTACTCGCAGATAACCGCGCCGATCGTCAAAAGGCTTTAACACGCGCCCCGTACTCTTGCGCCGAATCTCTCCTAAGCGATTGATCTCGTACTCAGGAAAGTCGGGAATCGTGTGCCAGACGATCTTCATGGGCTCAGTTCAGGAGATCGTCATCTTCGTCCTCGAAGTCATCGTCCCAGTCGGAGTCAGTCACGACGCCGCCAGACAGAGGCTCGCCGTCGCTGAGCTTCATAATGCCGTTCAGGCCGGCGGAAACACCCTTGTTGCCGTTCGTGTCGTAGACATAGAAGTTGACGATCGCGCGGCCGTAGCAGCCAGAATAGAGCTCGCTCGCCTCGGTGATCGGGGTCTTGTCGGCGTAGACGATCACAGGTTTGTTGTTGGAGCTGCAGGTCATAACGTAGTGGCCCTTGCACTCGGGGCCGAACTCGCCGCCGTTCGGGCGCTCGCCGTCGCCGTCATGCAAAGTGGTTTTCAGAGCGGAGGGCAGCTTCTTGCCAGAATGCTTCTGCAGGTAGGCAGTCTTCGCAGCCTCAATCGCGGCCTTGATCTTCGCGATCGTGTTCTTGTCGGTCTTCGGAATCAGCAGAGTCACGCTGTACTTCAGCTGTGCGCCTTCCTGAGCGGCGCGAGGGGTAAAGGCGTTGACGTAGGAAAAACGAACGCGACCGGTAGTGATCTGAGTAGCAGTAGCCATTGTAAAAATCTCCTTTAATTTTTAATAATGTAGATGTCAGCGTACTGAACGCCGAAATTTAATGCTTCCTGGTGGGTATCGAAATAAATGTCAATGCGGTTCCCCTTGATTGCGCTGCCCGTGTCTTCGGCAACGTATGTATGCCCGTCGATCACGATCTCAGAGCCGAGAGGGATAACAGAGGAGTCAACTGCAATCGTTCGGCCGGCCTCGACGACCACGCCAGACGCGGTAACGCCATAACCGAAGTCGCCAGGGTCTTTCCCGCAGCACTTGCGGCAAGCGCAATACGCAGTCAGACGGAACTCGCCAAGCTCTTCGAGAACGGGCTCGATCTCTTCGGGCTCAGTCTCAATAGTAGGCTCGGGCATGATCTCTGGCGTCACATACGACGCGGGCTCAAGCTCTAAAGTCGGCGTCGCAGTCTCTTCGATGGCTTTTGCCTTCGGCAGGAAAATCGCCATAAGAACAATCGTACAGACGAGCGCCAGAATGACAGCCCACTGAATACGAATCAAGCGCGCCTGCTGATACAGGAGTCGCCGGCTTTTCGATTGCGTCATTGTCATTTCCTCCTCTTACTCGTCAAAGGCCTTGAGGACCTGGTCTTCAAAGCGATACGCGGGCCGCTTGTCCGATTCAGGCGCAAGCGTCGGTGCGCCCTGGGGCTTGACGATCAAGTCGCCGAGAATCTCAGCGAGAGTCTTCTTGCCGAAGTCGCGCTCCATCTGCGTAAGCGTGATGAGCTTGCGGTCGTAAAGAAGAGACTCGTCATAGCCGGCGGCCTTCATAGCTGCGACAACCTTGTCCTCATCTGCGAACTTGCGGTTGCTGCGGCCCTCGACCATTTTCCAGCCGGTTACCGTTTCACCGGCGGTCAGCGCGCCAGACACAAGCTCGCGCAGGTCTTTGAGCCAGGTTTCAATATCTGCGGACTTGGCAAGAATCGCGCCTGCCTCTTCGGGAGAGATGAGCAACGGGTCAGGGCTTTCGTCAAAGAGCTTGAGGTTCTCTTCGGCGCGAGCGCGGCACTGATTCTTTGCGCGGCAGAAACGGCAGGCTTCTTCGCTTGGCGCGAAGTCGCCTTCGCCCTTGTCTGCGAGCTTTGCTCTCGGCTTGACGTAGCTCTTGCCCCAGGAGGTAAGCTCCTTGACGGTCTTCTCAGAAGAATCCTCAATACCAGAGAGGCGCGGTTGGAAGATCGTCATACGAACGGTCTTGATCTCATAGAGATCGCCAAACTGCTCAAGCGCGCCCAGGCCGTAGAGCTGCATCTGTGGATTATCCTCAGCCTCGACGCGATGGCCCTTGCCATACTTAAAGTCGATCACGTCGAGAATCGGCTCGGCGATAATCACGCAGTCACCGGTACCAAAGCCGCCAGGCACATACTTCGAGAAGTCGAGACGAGTCTCGAGGATAATCATTGCGTCGGGACAAGTCTTCTTCGCCTCGGCGAGCCGGCCCGTCACGAACTTCGCATAGGCGACCGCGCACTCACGCATTTCCGCATTGTAATAGCTGTTCGGCTCGAACTCGGATTTGATCTGATTTTCATAGGAGACCTCGTCAAGCTCACCGAGGAAGTAGCGCGTTGTAAGCTCTGCGAGAGCGTGCGCAACCGTTCCCTCTTCGGCGTAAGCGCTGGTTGATGCGGGGAACTTCTGCTCGAGCTGGGCGCTCGGCGTACACAGGAGCCACCGATGCGCGCCGCTGGCGGATAAGAGAGCATGTTTAGCCATTCGCAGCCACCAACTTCTCATAGAAGACGGGGTAGTCTTCTTCCTTGACAGCGGACAGGTTTGCGACGCCAAGCTCCTTGAAGATCGCCTTGAGGGCGGCCTTGTCATTCTTAGAGAGCTTGACCGCGAGGGCTCTTACGTCAGCCTTAGAGATCGTCTTCTCCTCAGTAGGCTTAGTATCAGGGGCCTCGGACGCGGACTCCGCAGGGGACTCCTGAGGTGCCTCGGTGGAGGTCTGGGCGGTAGGTGTTTCCGTGGGGGCGGGGTTATCGAAAAGAGACATCTGTGCGGTGATCTCTGTGTGTTCAGGCTTTTCAGTCAGAAGACTGGCGAGCGCCTGACTCAGAGTTTCTTTTTTCGGGTCATAGGTGACCTCAACTTTGATCGTTGCCATTTTGTCGTTCCTCCTTAGATTTGAGCCATATTTGAAAGGCTTGTTGGTTTTTAGGGTCTTGAAAAAAGGTTTTTGCATAATCGAGAATCTGTGTGCACGCCAGTTTCTCGGTCTGCTCTAAAGTTGCCTTGGCGGGCATTTGTTTCCTTTAGGAAACTTCCTCCGCAAAAAAATCTGATTGCGTTTTTCCATGGAGAGATGCAAGCGTCCGGAGCACTTGATGATCTCGCCAACACGAAAATCAACACGGCCATTCAAGCGCTGGTAAAAGGCTTTAGGTTTGAGACCACAGATTTCTGCGAGCTCTCTGACGCTGCAGTTGTTCTCAACCATAGAGGCGCGAAGAGCATTAGCATTGAGCAT